ATGCAAACTAACTTTAAGCAATTTAGACTTGCATTAAATCTGTCTCAATCTGAGTTAGCTGAAAAAGTTGGCGTATCTAGAATTTACATAAATAAAATAGAAAGGAACATTGTTTTCCCATCTATGCCTATTCTAAAAAGAATCTCGAAAGTTCTTAATGTATGCACATATAAATTAATTAATCCCTGTGTAAACTGTACTCTGGAAGATTGCTGCGAGAATTTTTTTTATCTATGTCATAACCAATTACGTTATAATATATCAAAATAGACACGTAAATACCTAATTGCGTTACAATTTCCCTATATCTGCTAATAGGGGGATTGGGTATGATTAAGATACATCTTTCAAAAATACTAGGAGAAAAACGAATGTCTCAAGCTGAACTTGCCCGAATTACGAATATAAGACCAAATACTATTTCGGAAATATATAATGAGCTTATAGAAAGGATTAATCTAGAACACTTGGATAAAATATGCGAGGTCCTTAATTGTGATGTTGCTGATTTAATAGAACATATCCCAAATAAAAGAAGATAACAGAAGCTCTGGCATAACCCAGAGCTTCTGTTATTTATAATCTATATACTAATTAAAATCAAATGAATTATAGTTAATAAACTTCCAATTATACACGCCCACTTTATAGAGTTCAAATTACTTTTATTCTTTTTATTAAATAATTTATTGCCTGTAAACCCTAACATAGCAGACATTATAATGTATTTAATCAGTAATCCCATATCATTACCTCTTACTAAGTGGTTTTGGAAGAGCTGTTATAAACTTAGCATATCCTTTTTCATATCGCATTAGGTTTAAGCTGTGGAATTGCTTAAGGTTAAGAAGATCCTCTAACTCATATGGGCTTAATTCATCCTTTAGTTCTTCAAAATTCTTTTTATCAGCACCCTGTAATAACATATATGAAGCTCCACTGGCCTTAATCTCATACTTTAATTGAGGTAATAACTGATTCATGTAATGGGCTGATATAACTATCTTAGTTCCAAACTTTCTAAGCTGACTTAATACTGCACATATAATGTGTTCTGCTGTTGGTGATTGGTATATCTCATCATAGTAAACATTGCAACGCTTTGGTTTCTCATGTAATGCACCTCTAAGTTTAGTCGCAAGAACTATTTTACTTGTAAAGAATGTTACCAGTACATTTTTTACCATAGTATTATTAAAGGCATCTTCTGGCATCTTAATTAATATTACTTTTCCCTGTTCCATAGCTTCAACAAAGTCTATATTATTGTCGCAACTCATATTGAACATATATTTTAAATAAATATTCTCCTGGATAAGATTTATTCTATCTAAAATACCATCTATCTTACTTTCTTTAGTTCCTACAATTTCTCTTCTTAAAACTTCTTTTGTTTTTCTGTCTGTTTCGACTTCTACATCGTCAAGCTCCTCCAGAGCTAGCACCATATCATTATAGTAATTTAAACCATCTTCACTTAAATTATTTTTAACATAGTCAATATACTCATGTCTTTTTTTATAGTCTTGGAGACATTTAATAACATCACCTATGGAAGCTCCGTCACGTAAATATACTATATTAGCAGCAGCTGATAACACTCTTCTCATTTTAGATGTAAGAGGGTATCCATCTGTATTAATAGAATCTACAAAAGCCATGGTTTGCTCAGCCTTCATGTTAGCCATTTTAAACATTTCAAACTCTTCCATACCTGCTGATCTTACTTCATTGAATCCTAGGCCTTGAAAACATTCCTTCTTGGATAAATCCAACTCAATTACATCTTCTTTTCTTACAGCCATCTTAACAGTGTCAGCAAGTTCACAGTTTTTAATATAATCCATTATTATTACACATTCTTTATTGTCATTAGCATTCTTACACATATTGGCTATTAAAGTAGATTTACCTCCTCCTTGAGGACTAAGTAATAGTAGTGCTAGATTACCAAAATTATATTCGTTTCTCATATATGCAGGATATTCTTTTCCTTTATAAGTGGCCTTTCCAAGATATACATAGCCTTGTTGTAGTTCCTCTGGAATAGGGTTTTCTAGTACATTTACCTTAGTATTAACTTTAAATCTCTCTAATAAGTCTCTTCCTGGTATTTGGACTAGGTTATTACACTCCAATGTACTCATTCTATTAGTTTCAACTCCTTTTAATTTATACTCATTTAAATTTATATTTGCCTTGTTATTTAACTTTTTGTATACAAGAGAGTTATCTTCTCCTATTGTCTTATAGGCTTCTAAAACTGCATATGCGTTATTTTCTTGCCTTATCTTATCTTCACTCTTGCTTAACACAACTAACTGTGCATCTACAACTGTAGCACCTTCCTTTTTATGGGTTATTTTAGATAGGTTACTAGTTTTATCAACTAGGGTAACAGCTACTTCACTATTTTTGATAGGCTTCCCGTCGCACACAATGTCGTTTAGAATATCGAAAGCAAAATCAATAGTTTTAATTATACCTATACCTATATATTTAAGAGCAACTACAGGGTTAAATTTTTCCTTCTCAATAGGTAATCCTGCATTTATTTTTTTCATGGTTTCTTTATAAACACCTACCCACCTTGATTGATTTATAGGTGCCAGATTATAAATTATGTTAATCCTATCATCCTTCTCCATGATGCCCATAACATTAAGAATATTATTAAGAGGATCATTGACTTTTTTATTTACCTTTAGAGATAAGGCATCTTCTTTAGCATATCTAAGTTGATATTTTTCAGAATCCTGAGGTATTTGTATCTCTCCTACTTCTTGAATTGTTGCTCTTTTCCACACCTCTGAACATTTTTCGATAAATAGCTTAGAATATTGTTTTGGAACTAACATATAAAACTTACAATCGTCTTTTGTTATATCTATTATGAAACTCGCCTTCTCTGGAAGCTTATATGTCACTTTAAATCCTTTGTTTTTCATCTCTTTGGTAATTCGTTGATAAGGTAATCGATACATATTAGCTATAGTCTTTGCTACAAGCTCTGTATCATAATTCCTATTTGAAGTGTCAGGAGTTATTTGTAGAACTGAATATTTAGGTTTGACTATCTGAAAGAACTCGCTAAATGAATAAGTTTTTTCCTTTTGAAAGATTTTTTTTATATTCAATAATATCCCCTCCGAAAATTAATAATAGTGGAGGTTTATCACTCTATAATCCTATGTAAAATTATTTTAAAGCCGTACTAAACATCTGAATGACCAGATAAATAAAAATACTACTAGCAGCAACTTTTTTACCTTTTTTCCACCCAATAATAAAAGCTATAGTTGAAAATAAACATATAAATAAACATATCCAAAAACTATGCTTAACTACTCCACCCCATAGCCACCATACTAATACTTTAGGGTTGGTTAGATAGTAATATAATTTTCCCGTTACTTCAAAGAAGTGTTTTATATTATCATTTAGTGTATCTACTCTTTGTATTAAATCCTTAGTTCCCTCAACTATCCTTAAACTATCAAGATCAAACATGAATTTAAATTCGGGTTCCTCTTGAGGAGTTGCTTCTGCTAAAAATTGAGCTAAAGTCATAATAAACATACCTATACCTCCTTATATAAAAGCACCTCTTATAATTTCAAAAAACCACGGAATTAAGTAGTCTGCTGCACATACTAGAAATCCTGTACCAACTTTTTTCCAAGATCCTTCTCCTTTTATAATTAATTCAAGTAGGGCTTTAAAGGTATAAAACATTGCTGCGTAAAATATAACACTTTGAAATACACCGACAATTTTCCAGCACGGATCATCTAAACTTGGCATCCCTGTAGTTGGTTTAGCCATAACCTTTTCCGCATATAGCATTATACCTAGAGTTACTACTAAAGTATTGTATAACTTACTATCTTCTTTTAACTGAACTCCATCATCATTAAGAACCTTTGAGAGTGCATTCATAGCTCTTTCCTTTCTACTCATGCCTAAGATTTTCAACCCCTCACTAAATGAATAAGTTTTTTCCGGAATAATACTAAACATAACTTTCCTCCTCTTATATTAGATTTAGTGATTAAAATAAATAGAACTGTTAATAATAAAAGTAGCTAAACTAATGAAAGGAATTGATAGTATGGGATTTTTATTTTTCTGTTCAGCTACCTACGTTGCATTACAATTAGCGCAGGATATATTTGCAAGATAAATTGTAAATAATTTGTTAACAATGCCTAATCACACTAGATTTGACAAAATTACAGGAATTTTTAAAAAAGTTGTAGCATACACTGTTAATGTGCAGCAGATTCAGAGGTGTGATAGCAACTCAGAATTTGATGTATATTCAGCAGTGACTTAGGCTTAGTCTACCCTTTTGTGGCAGGCTTTATTTTTTTATAATTAAACTTATCAAACTCTTCAAATACACTAGTTCTTATATCTAATCCACTATAATCTTTACAATCCCATATTTCTTTTACCTTATTTCCTTCGCTATCTACCAGTGTAGAGTCTCCGTTTGTAAATTCAAGGGTAATACCAAGTTCCCAGTCAGCTTCGTCAATTCTTTTAAATATAACAGTATTAATTCTGTTTATATTTTTCATTACTCAACCTCCTGAAATATTATTTCTGTACCCTCCAATGGTGTCCACGGGTCCCCATAATATTTAGGTATATAGGCCTTCTCATAATTATTAGAATCAAATTCAATACAACAAGCACCTGTATCTATTGCCTTCCAACCTTCAGATGTAGCTATTAGCCAATGTAAATCTCCATAAGTCTTTTCTACCAATATCATTCCGCTTACTAAATTATTCATTACATACCTCCCGAAACCAATTTACTTTATACTTAAAGACCTGTTCTACTTTTCTTTTCCTATCTTCTTCTAAAAAGGTTTCCCCACTTGCATTTGTCCTTTTCCATCCTTTTTCCCACGTTGAGCTTTTAGTCTTCTTAAGTAAAATTGGTTGATAGAGATTCATAAGAATACCTCCATGCTTAATTTACGATTTACGCCTATCCTATCGTTGTAGTGCCAGAAGACACTATGATTGTATAAAGAAGTGATTTATTAAGATTTAATATTAATACTTAAAGTTCTTTTTTATCCCTTTTAGCATCTCCTGTAATTCTTCCCCTAGCTCTGCATCTTTTTTTAGGTCAAACTCAGGCTGATTTTTTCTATAACTGCAGATTAAAAATGTGATGAATATAGAGAAGTTACTTCCAAACAATTCTTTTGAAACATCTAGTCCGTATTTAAGTACATCCTCCTGAAACGATACTGCCTTAACTACTGCCATTTCTCTCATCTCCTTAAGATTAAACTTTAATTTTAATTGCTTTATACTCTATACTATGATTAAAGTTTAATTTTAATGCATGTCCACTATAAAAAAATAACTATTATGTACTTTTATTTTAAAAAATAAAGAACCCTATTAATTGGATTCTTCATAAATAATTAAATCTTCCATAGTACACTTAAGTTTTTTAGATATTTTACATAATTGCTCTACTGAAGGTTGCACTGAATTATTTTCATATCTGCTATATTGGTTTGTAGCTATATCTAAAAATTCCGCAAAATCCTTCTGTTTCTTGTATCCTATTTTTAACCTAATCTCTAATAGTCTATTTTTCACCCCATGTATATCCCCTCCCATTATTAGTTTGTGTACATATCCGATAAATGGTATCAAGTTCCTTTAAAATCAATTTAAGAGATGCATAGGCATCCCTTGAATTTTTTTTACTTATTTCAATAATATATCACCATTTCTTATTGTTATATATTGGCCAGCTGCTATTGTTATATATTTGTCCCCCGTGAAATTATCATTTGAGACTATATCACCCATTCCATGTTTGCTACTTTTTGATACCTCAACATACCCTCCGTTAGAAGATCTAACTTTATATTCTCCTGGTTGAATATCGACACCAACTTTGTATTGTCCACTAGACAATTTATTATCTGTTGGAGTTACCTTAGGAGCCTTATCAGCAGGGTATGTTTTCGCATTTTTAGTTGTAAAATATTGCCCACTTGCAATAGTTACATATACCCTTCCTTGTATATTTTCATTCATAACAATACTATCCAATGATCCGGTGCTATCTTTCGTTACTTCTACATAACCTGAGGTATCACTAGTTACCACATATTCTCCAGGTTGTATGTCCGTACCCACTTTATACATTCCTTCTTTTATTGAATCATCTTTAGGTGCTGGCGCAGTCTCTTTTGTTTTAGTATCTGCTGTATTACTACTTGCAGTAGTGCTACTATTTGCTGATTTTTCATTGCCACAACCTGTAGCCAAACTAGTAGCTCCTAGTATTATAATTGCTAATAATCCAGTTATTATTTTATTCATTAACTTAATCCCCCTATGTATATAAATTTTATATTTATTATATCAAATTTATATACATTTTGTAAGCAAATAGTAAATATAGAATATATTTTAAAATAATTCAAAATTACATTGACTTTGTACTCCATACGGAGTACAATTATATTAGAGATAACGAAAGGAGAAAATAGCATGGCAGTTAATCCTAGATTTCAAGTAAGAGATACAGAAGAGGAATTAAAAAAACTTGATGAAGCTTTAAAAATACTAAACTACAGTGACAGAGCCGCATGGTATAAGGAAATGAAAAGACGAACAATAATTGAAGCTGAAAAGAAAAAGGCAAAATAAGAGGAAGTTCCCCACCGGCAAGTGAATAAACTTCCTCTTAACACAACAATACAAATAAGGAGTTGCTAAAAAATATAATAGCATACTCCAGTGGAATATGAAAGGAGTAATTAAAAATGTTTGATGAGAATCTAGCTAAAAAAATAGAAGGTTTGAAAATCTGGACTGATGAACAAAAACACTATATAAGTAACCACTTATATTTTAAAAAGATAAAGGATTATTTAATGAATGAGTATGGAGGAGAGGTTTATGATCCGATTTTACACTATGAGTTTTGTACTAATATCTTAGATACTGAAGAATATAATTCAACTTTATACTTTTGTATTCATTATAAACCAAAAGACTTTCCTATTATCAGTTGTGTTGGTTTTCGTATTATGTACAGCTATGTTGTATATAAAAAAGATAATAGCTTGTGGGAGAAATTTGAAGCTTATCGCAAGAGTGACGAGGTATGCTTACAAGGAGCTGGAGAAGATAAGTATCCAAAGATATACAGAGATGAGTATAGTAGATCATGGCAAAAAGACGGATTCCATAAAATACTTACGTATCCTGAGTTAGAATAAAAAAACACCCTAGGCTTTTACACCTAGGGTTAAAATTACTTCATATCATTTGTTATGTTTACTGGATCAATGACCTTTGGCACTTCTGGATTAGTAGCTGTAGTTTCCTTAACTGCCTGTCTTGCAGTAGACTGGCCGAAGTAGAATGCTATTACCAAAGAAAATACTGTTAGGTACTGCTCTGAGGTAACTTTATTTACAATGGCCAAGTAGCAAAACACTATAGTAAGCAATAATGCTATGATTTTTTTAATTTGTAAGAACTCTTTTAACATAATAATTCCTCCTAGTTATTTAAGAATATATTCCATGTTTCTAATGTCAAAATTCCACTAGTAGGCCTTCCCCAGTTCTTTTGCAGATTGGTTATTGCCTGGAACGTAGGTTCATCATAAACCATATCTATATAAGAGCCTTTCTTTAAATATCCCCACTTGACAAGTCTTTGCTGCATCCATAACACAACCTTAGATTTATGTCCTTTTACTATAATACTTTTAATACCATTCAGAGCATCTAGTGTCTCCTGCCACTTATTTCCGTCTACATGCTTAAGCTTGGCATTATAGTCACAGTTAAGGTCCCATTGTAGGGCTTTAATAAGCTGTATTCTATTCGGGTCCTTTACATTTTCAAGTAGTATATTATTATAGTTGTTTACTAGTATTGCTTCACTAAAGTTATTTAAATCAACGTTGGTATGTATACCAGGTATACTTCCGCATTCTGAATATTGATGTCCAGCATAATTAGATGTCATTGGCTTACTTGCACCATAATTTGCAACCCATAAAGGTAAGTCTTTAACAGAGCTGCTTAAATTGTCTCTATAAAAATAATCTCCTGTGTATATTCCAACTTTCTTACCTTGTCCTAATAAGTAATCTGCAAACTGTCTTACTGCATTACTTGCTTCAGATATGCTCCAGTTATCACCTTCTATATCACAGATATATAAACAATCTGCATTTAGGCCTTCTACAGCTTGTAAAAAATGTTGTGCCTCAGCTACAGGATCATTATGTCTTAAAAAGTGGTAGAATCCTACTTTTAGCCCTGCTAACTTCGCAGTTTCATAGTTAACTTTTAAGTAAGGGTCAATAAAGCTTAACCCCTCACTAGCTTTTATATAAACTATTTCTACTTCTGCATTCTTTACCTGTTGAAAGTCAATAGCTCCTTGATTATTTGAAACGTCTATACCTTTCATTAAAACCATCCCCTTTATTTTTTTAATAATATTCCCATAACAAAAATAGAGACTGTAACAAATATGCCAAGTCCCCATTTTATTGTGGATATAAAATCATCCATTTTTTTAATCAAATTTTTTATATCTGTTTTATGTTCTCTGCTGTCTTGCTCAAGCACTTTTAAACGTTCCGAATGATTATTAAGTCTAATTTCATGATCTTCTAGTTTTTCATCTATGGTTTTGTGTTTTTCATTACATAGTTTTTCATCATATGCCATAAAGCACCTCCATTTTATGTGTTAAAAAAGAGCCTGGACTTGACTATCCAAACTCTTAAAAATCACTATATTCAATTTTTACGATATATTTATAATATTTTTCAAAAGCGACAATTAATCCAAAGAAACAATCTCTGCAAGTACATCAGTAGCACTTGTTATCACGTTATCAACTACTGTTCCGTTTTTAACTGCTGTATAAGGTTGTGTAATAAATCCCTTTATTCTATCTTTTAATGGGATAATATAGCCATTTTTGTTATATGATGAAAAAACACGTACCCCCTTTACATAAACGCCTGTTCGTCCACCACTATCGGTTTTGGCTTTAATAACAGTTTTATGTTGTGTATTCATTAATTTTTGATTACGATGTGGATTTTTAAAGAAATAGCCATTATAGGTTGCATACATATTTGTAGTACTTGTATATAATCCATCTGTTGTAATTTCACTATCACCACCATTGGGATGTAAACAAAATTCTATGTTAATTTCTTCGCCTATCCAATCAATTTCTATCGTATCATCAGCTACATTTGTCTTATAAGTCCACATGCTAGGAGCAACTTCTGTTCTAGTCCATGTTCCAGTAAATACCCCATTCACTTCTGTATGTTCGGATATTTTTTGATTTCCAACTACTGAAATACAAGTGATATAAGCAGTTCCACCAATAGCAGTTATTTTAATATCACGCGTTGCCATATTTACTTCATTTGATTTATAAAGTAATGTTTTTTGTGCGTTTGTCCCTAAATCATCACCAAAAGCAACGCTCGTAAGTGCATTATATCCAGTAGGAGTTTGAACCGTAATTGTACCTGTCGAAGCTTTCATTAATCCAGCAACAAAAACATAATCAACTGCAATATCGCCAACATAAAATTGAGCACTTTCTCCATCGTTTAACACAATCGCTTCATCAAGACCTAAATAAGTTTTTCTCGAATTTCCGATACCTGTTACAGTAGCTACATTATAAGCAAGATTAGGTTCAAACAAAGTTTTAACAACTTTTCCATCTTTATATATATTTTCATTAGTTACAGTTGGAGTTGCTAATAGACAATCACGACATAAGTTTGCCATTTTCTCATTACCTGTATCATTTGGGTGCGTTCCATCTGCTGTGTATAGTTTTAAATCAATTCCCTGTTCTTTTAAGTCATACCAATGTTTATTTACATCTATTAAACTTGCCCCTTCTTCTACTGCAACTCTTCTAATTACATCAGCATACAAGTTGTAGTAATCTTTTTCTGTCTCCATTATTTCACCTGTAACCATATCAATCATTGGTTGTTCCGTCATGCAAAAGACATCTATTCCATTACGTATTCCCATTCTTACAGCTAGTCGATATAGGTTTTCAAATAACTTAATATCGACATGATTATTATTTGCATCATTTCTTCCTGTACAAATAAACCAATAATCATAAGTAAATGGTGTAGTGTTTAATGATTTTGATGTTAAATCTTTACCAGTAATCATCCCAACGTTTGGAATAACACTTCGTATATCTTGACTTCCTACCGCCACGCATAGAGGATTGAATCCAGTCATTGGTTGACCCAATGCTACAACATCTCTTACCTTTTGACTTAAACGATAAAACCATGTTTTTCCGTATTCACTTGAACCATTACCTGCTCCAATGCTATCGCCTGTAATGTAAGCCTTAATCGATGGTTGTTTCATTAAAAATTTTTGTCGTATATATTTGTGACGAGCCACATAAACTTCTTTTTTTACTAAAATCGCATTATCAATATCTTTTTGAGCCGCCTTTTCAGCCAAAGACGACGTATTTTCATTGATAGCAGCAACTAAATTTTCCTTATTTACTGTATTTAACAGAGCTAAATTTCCTGTATTTTTTACAGTTTCATGGAACATATTAATGTTATCCTGCAATATATCTTGTATGCTTGAACTAGAGGCATATTTCTCTATTGGAGCATATACTATTTCACCTAAGGACTTTGTTTCAAGTAGGGATTCTTCATCAGTTGCATCCCAATTATATCCACCATCAATTAATACATCTATGCTCTTAATCTGCTTTAAATATACTGTATCAAAACAAGCTTGGGAATACGATGTGTCATTTATAAGTTCTCTACAGTTCATGTATAAAGCTGTAAAAACAGTAGAGATACTTTGGTCATCAGCTAAATGCCCACCATCTTTTGTATATCTATCATAAAATAATATTCTTTCATCATTTGTAGTAACTCTTAATTGATAAAATCTATCTAGCAATGACTTAACTTGATCTGTAAATCCGCAATATGCCATACCTTTTATTGCCCATAATTGCAAATCACCAGTAAACCATGTTTCTGTACTCCAACCACCTTCTATCCAATCCCAGTTCATTGCTGTTGGATTAGCTACACCATTTACAAAAGGTCCAGTCTCAGCATCATATTTATAGAAGCTGTATAACATATTGTGTCCTGTAGTTCTTCTCATACCATGATTATTATAACAATCTATAAACCAATTTTTGTGATTATTTAATATACTTTGAGGATAGTAGCTAATGCCTTCTATATCAGATCTTTGAGCATTTCCAAATAAAGTTACGTAATTCGTTATAGCTTTATAAATAACATCAATGCTTGTATTTGAAAAACTTGTCCATTCTGGAGCAAAACTACCCTCTGTATTTGATATAGTGTTATAAACAGCCCCGTTCATATATCCCGCTATTTCACCATTGGTTATTCTTGTAGATATATTTTGTTGCCACACTGCAGCCTGATCTAATAATTCTTCAATAGCAGTTTTATATATTAACTTAGGTGATATTTTATATGCTTCTAACAATGCCCATATAGCTTGATATTGTACTCTGACATGGTATCCCCAACCTGTTCCTGCCCATGTTCCATTGGAATGAGTAAAGCCATTAGGTATATACTTAAAGTTGGCACCATAAAAACTACCATCTTGTAAGTTATTCGCTATAAAATCAGCACATTTTTCTATAATAGACTTTATCTCTGTGTTAGCATCTAAACCATAGACCTTGCATAATGATACAATTGCCCAACAAGTAGCAGGAAGATCAATGGTATCACTTAGTTTTTTAGTAGTAGGATTAATATTATTAAAAACCCCACCTATAGGAACATTTGTCAATCCTGAAGCAGCATAAACAGGATCATTAGCATCAGTCACTACTGCAGGAGAGTTAGTAAAAAACCTTGCTATATATTTTAAATCTATGCTTTTAAAAGACTTTGCATTTAATGTGTTTTCATTTACAGCTGCTACTAAGTTTCCTTTACTTGTTGTGGCAAGATTAACTAAATCTCCTACTTCTTTCTTAGTTGCAAGAATAACTGCTGGGTCAACTTTTAAAGTTACTGCAGCCGTGTTTGTAACCTCAATTATAATTCTTATTCTAAGATCTTTAGCACTTCCCTGGCTCACAATTGGTTTATATGTCTCAGGATACTTACCTACAGCTAAAAGATTTCCCTTGTCATCAAATACACCTGCCTCACGTATCATAAAGCCGCCTACATCAGCTGGTATAACTGTTTCTAACACCAACCAATTAGCATTGGTTGAGTCTACTGTTATATTACCTATGTTCCCACTCCACACTTCATGCACAAGAGTAGTTTGAGTTTCTGTAGGATTGTAATATGCACCATTACCATCCCCTAGTTTTAATGTAGTAAAATTAACCTTTATTCCTAGTGCGCTTGCATTTGCTATTTGTGCTTTACCTGTATTAGTTAAGATTGTATAAAAGTTTTCTGCCATACATTTATTCCTCCTTTGGATATAATGTCGAAGTTTCTATGTTATGAAAATACATACCTAGTTCGACACTAGGTGTAACGTCAATATTAGTTGCAATATAAGGATATAAACTAATTGATTCGCCACTTACATGACATACTGCATTATAGACGCCTTTAGCTGTTGGATTGAGATTTATTGAAAGAGAATAATCTAAATGAGCTGGCTTGATAGTTTCAATAGTTTGGAGTAAATCCAATAAGCTAACAGCCTTACTTTTAACATTAAAATCAATATCAAAAGTGTACATTGAATAATTTTGAATTAAACTTACTAGACCATCTGTAAACTTTTTTAATATATCTGTCATATTTGAAGCAGTCATAGTGTATATCTGAGAAAGTTTATTTAATACATTAACTCTTCTGACTTCAATATTAATTGAAGTGTTTGTTGTTATACCTACCAACTGCTCCCATAACACAAGCCCCCAAGTTGCAGTATTAGGAAAAAGTTGATTCAGAAGGTCCTGCGTGTCGCTTTCTAAATTATCTGTTTCCGCTTGATACTGAATAAATAAATCTGTAAATATATTTGAATCAAACAAAAATGGTGGTAAATAAGATTTTAAATCCAATTAAACCACCTCCTAACTATATGTTATTGTACTTAAAACTGCTTTTTGTTCATCTGTTGTTGTAATATTGGATGTTCCTGTATTAAGTGTCAGTTCTGTAAAGTCACTTACCCCCTCAGTCAACGTTACAATTGCTCTAATGTTATTGTAGTTTACTGTGTCACCTGGATTAAGCTCACTTAAATAATCCCTTATAGATGTTTCTACATTTAATTTTACATCGTCTAAATTGTAACCAATTTTAATTGTTAACCCAGTTATTATAGTATTAATTTGAACTTGACTTACTGTTACTACCGTTACATTTGCCAATATAGGAGCTACTTCTTTTAAATGATCTTGTACGTTTTTAATTATAGTGCTATCCAAGATAGCTCCATTTTCTCCTGCAACTACCAGTTTGATTGTACCCGGACCATTTGCAAGAGGAATAACCTTAACATATAAAACCCCACTTACCTCTTTTGCCCATCTTTCATAGTCAGTTTTATTTCCACTGGAAGGAGGGTTCTGAACTTTTTGTAATAGTCTTGCTATCAGTTGTAAATCTGTTTCATCATCTGTTCCGCCTGTTGTTGGTACACTGTTTGTTACACTGGTTACCCCATTAATTGCAATGGGTATTTGAATTATAGTATTGGTTGGGATATTGTAACTTGTTCCAATAGCTGTAGCAGTTATATTTGCTGTAGCAGAACCATTTGTTATTACAACATTTGAATCTATTGTATACTGTAGACCCCCATTTGTTTGTACTATAGTCCCCTGTTGAATAACTGTATTGTTAACACCTGTAAATACTACCTGACCTTTAGACTTTACACCTAAGTTTCTAGTCACCCCTCTACTCTCTGCATTATAATCTAGATATGTTCCACTGCTTGTTTGTGGGAAAGCGTAGGCTAATATTTCATCTAATATAGCTCGATTGGAACTTAATTCTTTTCCAAATGCTGCAGCTGAATCATAGGCGATGTAACCCTCTGTTTTATCTACAGTGTCAGACATATTACTTAATATCCTATCTCTTATGATTTCTTCACTTTCACTATATGCGGCCACTATATGTCACCTCCCCTTGGTCTGTAAGAGCTGTAAAACCAACTGTCAATGTATCGCCATTACTATTAGCACTAAAGTTTTTTATACCTGTTATATGTGAGTTTGCACTTATACACTCCAGGACTAATCTCCTAGCCTCACTCTCAACCATACCACTACTAAAACCTTGTCCTACTAAAGTATCTAAGTCATGCCCATAGCTATCAGAATAAACACTATAAGTCATTTTTACAGTTTTCAAAGCTTTCCACATCCATATCTTAAGTGCTTCGGGGCCTTCAACTATTACAAACTTTCCGTTAACCAATCTAAATTCATTATTCTCAAAGTCCCATGCATACTCTCTTGGGATAGTTGCTGTTGCTGTTACGGCTTTATCTATTATTGTATCTACGTTAGCAATTGAACTAGGGAAAATACTCATAGTTTCACCACCCTACATAATAAAATGTAAGTCTGTTCGTTTGATGTAGCTAAACAAGCCACCATATCATCTTTTTTCAGCCCATCTGTGAAGCTTAATTCTGCATCTGGAATAGCAATATTTGAAATACTTTTGTCTTCTGCTGTTCCTGTAGCACTCGTTGAAGGAATTGAAATTTTTCTTTTATAATTGGACAATAAAAAATCAGCCACCAAAATATTATCTTTTGTAAGGGGCTGATCTCCTACTTTAATTGTTAGTGGATCAGAAGATGTTACCGTTCCTATTTCAATAGGTGGTGGATTATATTTTTTCCCTTGGTTTTGCATTCTTTGCAGTATGCTAACATAAGGATCACCAATATTCATTATTTATCCACCTCCACTAGCTTCATTTTAGTTTTAAAATTTAAAGTTAAATCCATAGTATATAATCCTGTTGCAACTTCCCACGTATGAGTATCAGCATCTATACACATAACAGTATTAGCTAAACTGTATATATATGGTATATTCACTGTTACCCCCCAGCCAGTAATACATTTAGTGTTGCCTAATAAATTTACAATTATAGTTTCATCCACTCCATGCAACATGCTATTTGCAGTTGTTAGAGGTGATTTATCATCCTCTGAGGCCTCATATACATCCTGTAATACCCCATAAGCTTTTATCCACTCTCTCTGCCATGCAGTGCCTAAGTACTCACCTTTATCATTATAAATATTTACCTTGTTAACCATATTACTAATTGTATCTGAATAATTAGTATTGCCTAAGTTTATACTTGGACTTATAACAAAGTTATCTACCGCAACACCCATATTCATTATTCCTAATACATCTTTATTCATATAAGGCATAAAGTTATATTTGCCACCATTAAAGTGCCATACTTTCGTATAAGCCATCATTATTATCTCATAGAAAGATTTCTGCTTTGCTAATAGATTTATTTTATATCCTGAAGTCCCAATATCACCGCAAAATATTCCTGCATCTCCACAAATTGTTCTCACAATGTCTTCTGGAGTTATATTCGTAAAGTTGTAGGATCCTTTAGACTTCGTTAAATAAATCATGCAGTCGAAAGCCACAAATTTAAGTTCTTGACTTTGCGAGCCTATCTCCCTGTCAAATACATGGCCTCTAAAAAGTTCTTTTCCATCCTCCTGCATCCAAATTAAAGTTCCAGGAGCTATCTGCACATTAGGTTGATTTTTATCCCATATGCTATATGACATTGTAACATCAAGTTTTCTTGCTACTTGCTCTTTATCCCCTGACCATACTATAGTCTTGCAAAAATTAGTTATATCTGTTTGAATTGGTCCTTTACTTGGGCTTTGATATAAACTATATAACTTAATCATGTTATCACCCTGTATTCCTTTAATTGCAGTGAAAAATAAATATCCCCTGTTCCGTCCTGCTCCTTAATCTTGAAACTCTCAATTGAACAAAGGATGTTTACTGGAGTGCCTGTAATTACATATCTTATAGGTTTACCGCTACTTATCATTAATTCAATAAGTTCCACACATTCTTTAGGGGATGGAAAACCTGTATATTGGCAAAAACCATAGTTTTGATTAGGGAAAAAACTCTCTATTGGTGCTATTTCAGCAAGTTTGGGTTTACCTAGAAATGAAACCTCTCCAATACCTTCTACTAAAAAGGAACTATTATTATTCGCCCATGTAATTTCATAATCAGCAGGAGGTATTGGGAGTCTTAGAGAATAACTACCTTGTTTTAACCAAAATTCCATATAAGTATCACTCCTCTAAAGAATTTTTATTTTTCAAGAGTGAAAAACTTATTTTAACCCCTGTAATCTTTTCTAACTTATCGAAACTATCAAGATCCGTAAACCCGTTTTTTGTACAATCCTGATTAAAATTACAATCATAACATGCTTGTTTTGAATCTTTATCTTTACACCAATTGGTTTTAACAAACTCTTGAATATGTTTTGCTATACAATATAGGTCTTTTTCCTTTAATTTTCTCATATAACCCCTCCTAAATTATATTTGCTTCAGCTAGTATTAATTTTTTAGCTAATGCAGTAGCTAATTTATCTATATCTGCATCCTCACGAATTATAATTTGATTTGCTAATTTAGCTATGGTTATACTTTTGCCATTAGAATTCATTGAATTTCTATGATCTATAACTTTGCTACCTGAAGGTATCCAAACTTTTTCAGGGCCATTTTCTCCTACCCAAGTTTCTCCACCTCTCCAATAACTTGTACCTAATGCGTTTTTACCTGTACGCTCTGATGCTTTCTCACTAATTGTTCTAGTATCATCTATCCTTGTTTGGGTGAATGTGACTGCTTTATCTTGTGCTTTAGTACCATTCCATGTTGTCAGCCAATTCCATGCATTTTGTATCGCTGATGTTATACTATTCCAATGTATATATATTTCATCTAGTATCTTTAATAATGGATTAGTATTAATTATAAATTGTCCGATTGGATTATTTCTAAACTTTTCCCATGCCTGTGATACTGCTTCCTTAACTTGATCCCAGTGTTTAACTAATTCATAAATGACTATCCCCAATGCTATTACACCCGCAATAACTAGCACTATAGGATTCGCACTTAATGCAGCATTAAACAACCATTGTGCAGCTGTTGCTGCTTTTGTTGCTGCAGCACTTGCAAATAAAGCTATCTTTTGGGCACCTAATGCTATTGCATTTGCAGATATAGCTATAGTTTGTGCTCCTACTGATACTACTACTTTCCAACCTTCTAAAGCATATTTCGCAACAGCAACTATTAATTGACCTGTTATTACTAATGCAGTCTTTGTTGCTTGTGCTGCTGTTTTAATCAAACTTGCGATAAATCCGGCTGTTATTTTAGCTCCAGCTATAACTGCTTCAGCTCCTGCTTTAACCATACTAGCTATAAAACTAGCTGTTACTTTAGCACCGTTGACAACTGCACTTGTTCCGGTTTTAACCATGCTTGCAACAAAACTTGCTGTCACTTTAGCTCCATTAGCAACTGCAGCAGCTCCTGTCTTAACTACGCTAGCTATAAAATGTGCTGCTATTTGTCCACCAGCTATTGCAGCTTTTGTTCCTGTAATCAATAAAGCTGGTCCAAAGATAGTTCCTAATATACTCGCAGTTACTTTTATTTCAGTTTGATTATCTTTTAAAGTTTTCTTAAAGTCATCAAATTTCTCAATCGTCTTTTTAACAGCTCCGTCTTTAAACTCTATTAGTTTATCTTTAATTTCCTTGACTTTGTTAACTAAGTTTTGAAATTCTTCTTTTACTTTACTTATGGCTTTATCTTTTAATTCAACAAATTTATCTCTTAGTTCTTGTGCAATTTTACTTATTTTATCCCAGTGAATATATAATAATATAGCAATGGCTATTATAGCTGTTAGTGCAATTACTACTAGATTCCCTGGTGTTTTAAGCCAAGCCATTATTCCACCAGCTTTTTGAATATCCTTTGTTAACCTAGCAATACTTGTAGTAGTATGTCCTATGCTACTAGTTAACGATCCTATTATCCAAATGGCAGGACCAGCCGTAGCTGCAAACATAGCAAACTTTATTATAACTTCCTGAGTCCTTGGATTTAACTGACTGAATCTATTTGTTAGTATTGTAAGGTTATCTACCATTTCTTTTAAATGAGGTAAAAATGTTTGTGCCAATGTTATACCAGCAGTTTCAAGGGAACCTTTTAATTGTTCGAGAGAGCCTTTAAAATTATTTAATTTCTCAGCTGCAACCTGTTCAGCTGTAACTTTGCTCATAGCTGCTTTCATATCAGTAACACCTTTTGAGTTTTCTTTGTAAAGTATATTCGCAGCCCTTATAGCATCGCTGCCAAACAGAGTTTCCATAGCTTGAAGCCTTTGAGCATCTGTTAAACCTTTCATACTATTATTGAGTATTTCAGATATCTCACTTAACGACTTTAAGTGCCCTTGTGCCGTAAAAAACTTACTTGATCCATTTTCAGTAACAAGATTTAACTGTTTAAATAACGCTACTTGTTTATCAGTACTCGGCTGCAAATTCATTAACATGGTTTTTAAGCTAGTACCAGCATCACTACCTTTTAATCCATTCTGAGCAAATACTGCAAGTGCTGTAGATGTGTCATTAAAACTCATACCAACAGAACTAGCTACAGCAGCTACAGAGGATAGCCCAAATTTTAATTCCCTAACATCTGTAGCAGATGCATTAGCTGCTCCTGCTAAAATATTTGCTGCACTACTTACAGTTAAATTATCTGCTTTAAAAGCATTCAGTGCTGTGCTCGCAATCTCAGCTGCTTCTCCTAATTCTAGTTCTCCTGCAGTTGCTAAATTCAGAGCACCCATCAGTCCACCATTTAAAATATCTTTTACACTTACACCGGCCTTAATTAATTCCTCAATACCTCTAGCCGCATCTTTGGCACTGAAGGCTGTATCGGCTCCTGCCTTTAAAGCTAAATCAGAAAGTTGCTTCATTTCTACACCAGTAGAACCACTTACTGCTTTAATACTAGACATTTGGGCTTCAAAATCCATGCCTGCTTTTACTGCGGCTGCTCCAACTCCAACAAGGGGCATTGTTAATGCTGCTGTTAACCCAGCACCAGTACTTTCTAAACTTCTTCCTACTTTACTTATATCTCTACCCATATAATTGGCCTTTTTCTGAAAATCAGTTATATTAGCATTAACATTCTTTAGTGTTGCACTAAATTGATCTCTTAATGTTATTATTGCATCTATTACATGTGCTATGTTAACCACCCCCTTGTTCTCGTTCTTTAATTCGTTCTTCTATTTCATAATGGATAAAAGCCCTAATGACTTTTTTCTCCCCAGATTTTCTATTATAATAATCACTTGGCATTATACCTTTATGACGAAAAAGAAGATAGGCTGTCTGTACATTCCCATCTTCTTTTATTAGTTTTTTATTTTTTCTTCATCCTCATCATCATCTTTCTTGTATCCACTTAATTCATTTATAGCATTATATAAATCATCCATTTCACCTGAAAGAAGCAATTTTCTAATTAATTCTTTAGGTGTAGGCGCATTAAAATGCTTCATAACTTCTTCATTCTTGAAAACTTCAGGACATCCAGCAATAATTGTCATTGCCTTCATTTCATACATATTAATTTTCTTTATATCACCTTTTTTTAGTTCAATGGCTCCCTCTTGTATTTCAGCATATCTTTCTGGGTCAATAGCCTTACAAGGAAACTCTACTTCTTGTCCCAACTTCTTCAACTGTAATTTTATATCCTTTTTAGGCATCTCTATTTTTCCTGCATCTATTTTTAATAACTTTTCAACTATATTCATAACATGTACCTCCTAATTAATCTATTAAATCTAATGGTTCCCAATCCTGGAATGTGAAAGGTATACTTTCTTCGCCATTCTTTTTAGCATCCCAGTCAATTAGTGTAAGCTCATCAAAAGTAACTCCTTTGAGAGTTATTCTCTCAGTGCCAAGTGCATCTGGATCAGCTAGCTTTGACATAATTGTAAACTCAGATTGCTTACCAGCTCTTATATCAGAACTTAAAAGACTTATCATCATAGAAGTTACCTTGTTGAGCTTTAATGTACCTTTGCAATCTATACCTGTTATTTTTTGCCCATCAACTAATGTTCCACACATGGAAACTGCTGTTTTCTTTAATGAAACTTTAGCTTGAAGTGATGTACATTCAGCCATTTTTTCACCACTCAACCACATTTCTCCCCAAGTTCCGCTTATAACCTGACTTGCTTTATAACTATCCATATATAATCATACCTCCTACATATAAAGATTTAATACTAAGTCTTCCATTGCATCTAAAGGCCTTGTTGTTCCAGCTAAGAGTACAGATGATCCTGTATTAGCTTCTTTTATCTCCTGGTCTTTCATAGTATCAACATCTGTTCCTTGGCCTTTTAAGTATAATTTCTGTGATTCCATATCAATTCCTACGGCATTTTTACCTCTATCCAGCAACTGCTGCAATTCTAATCCCTCTAAATAGGCATTTATAGCAGTAATTAAAAGACATTTATGGTCATAATCATTTGGAACTTTACCGACATAATTATCATCATAAGTTTTTCGTATATCACTATATATAAGATCTATAATGTCTACAATTTTAATTTTCTTAAAATCAGCTCCTTTGTCTGCTGTGGTAGTAACAAGTGAGTTTACTGCTCTTGCTATTTTAATTTTCTCACCATCATTCATCAAGACTAATTTACCTGCATCTATAAGTGCATCAAACTCAGCTTTTGTGTGATGTGGTACATCAGTGACCTCAGGTAGTGGGGCATACGTAGCTGCCATATATAGTGGAGTTCCTGCTATTATTCCAGCGATTCGTGAACAATATTGTGCTGCAGTATAGGTTTCACTTCCTACTTTTATATCATCTGTAGCAAGATTAATTATTCCTTCATGGTCAGCAGTACAATTTGGTAATACCGCCTTAACCTTTAAGCCTTTTGTATCTCTACAAGACTTAATCCAACTAGCAAAAGCAGTAACTTCTCCTGCCACTATACTAGGAACACATACATAGTCCCATTTAACAGTTTCTAAATATGTTTGTGCTGCAGTATAATCTACTGCATCTGTAGCTATTACATAAGCGATAACCTTTATAGGTGGGTTTACATATCCTATAAAAACTCTTTGTATTTCTGCCTTGTTTTCAGTACTTAATCCACTAGGTATGTCAGTGTTGCTTGTCATTACTATTGGATTAGTTAAAGGTGCTGGTATCGTGTCTTTAATTATCATTGCAACTATTCCACGTTCACCACGTGCAACAGCACTTGTTGCTAATGATTTAAATATTATTTCAATATTAGGTAATCCCATAAATATTTACCTCCTATAACTTTAAACTTAAATTTTGCATTAATTCAGCCTCTGGTGTGTTATCTATAATTTCATCATAAAAATTTAAATCAAATCGAATTGAATATATATTATCAGTATCATTTTCAGTATCATCAATCGTGTCTGATCTAAAGTTTCTTACTAAAAATTTTCTATTGTTAACTTGTAGAGTTGGAATAAAACTCTTTTTTAAAACATCATACATTTTAAGATTTTCTAAATCTGTCTTATCCTTTGAAAAATAAATTATCTCCGCCATTAAGAAGTTTTCACTTGTATCTTTTTTTAAAATGTCACTTGATATTGGTATTAGCTGCGCAAAAAAACAAGGCCTTGTAAATCCCTCTTTAACCTCGTTTCCATACACTTTATATCCAGTTCCTTTAAGAACATCATTTATAGATTTTTTAATATCTACTAGAGTAATCATTTATCCATCACCCAAAACATCATCTAGCCACCTTCCCAATACTTGTGGTAGTGTCTGTTCCATCTCTTTCATACTTATCTCCACCATATGTTTCCCTGGTACAAAACCAACTTCTTTGCCACTTTTAGTTACTTGTCTATGTCCCTTTTCTACAAGATGAAAATGTGGGCTTGTATTTGTCATAGTTATATTCATAGAATCTTTTTCATAGTTAATCTTGCTTAATTTATACTGGTTTTTCATGTGCTTTTTACCTTTACCAAGCGTTGTTTTATCTCTAGCACTTTTCCTAAGGTCTTTGCCTAGTTTCTGTAAGATTTCTTCTTCTTTGTAAGGAAAGTTTTTTCTTACCTCATCAAGTTTATTCTGTATCTCTTCAAGCCCCTCAAACTTTATTTCAAGGTTGTCATCCATTTTTAACCACCTTCTCTATGCACATGATTTCTAATAGTTCGTGTTTTTCAAAAGGATCTATTATATCTTTAATATTAAATATCCTTTCGCCATATCTTATTTGCATATCAGGTGTTATATCTTTTGCGTACCTTATAGTAATTTTATAAGTCAACTCTGCTTGTATTTTTTTAGCCTCTAAGTATTCCCTACCCTTTACAGGTGCTATACTAGCCCAAATTGTTTTAAAATCTTGTGATACTAGCACATTTTCATTTGCTTCATTCTCAACTTCCACCAACTTTTGTAAAGTTATTCGTTTATTTAGTGAACTTATTTTCATGGTGTAACCACTTCCGTATTATAATCTGTTGACAAAGACAGATGAGTTTTTAACATATCATAACATTCTCTATACCTATTCGCTTCTTTATCATCACTACTAAACTCGGCCTTACAAAATGTTTTGATTGCTCTTACTATTAGTGGATCTGTATCAACTATTTTGCTTTTAATTATTCCACTCAGTTGTAAATCTGCGACTGCTGCATCTATTGCGTCCTGTATATCTTCATCTAAGTCAGTATCATCTACTCTCAGAGATAACTTAATCTTATTAAGTAACATATAAGTCCTCCTTCATGTTAATGAAAAGAAGGGAATTTCACCCTTCTACATTAAGCCGTAGCTTCTGAAATCTTAACAAATGCTTCATCAAGTGCTGGCTTACCATCTGCTACCGCAAGTCCTCTGTAAACTATCTTACCACTCTTAAATCCTGCTGATCTATCTGAAGATATCTCTGGTGTTTTACTAAAGTTCATGTAATAGTAACTCATATCTCCTAAAAGAACAGTATCGTCTGGAACATAGTCATCAAGAATTATTGGATAACCCAATATAGTCATTGCTGCTTTATCCTGAGGATTATAAGCAAATATAGGTTGTTTCATATCATCTTTTATTTTTCTCACTCCACCAAATAGCATTTTTCTATTCATTACAAAAACACCATTATTATGATACATAGTAGGTAATAAGGCTAACGCATCCATCAAGTTATCATAACCTATTGAACCACCAACAGCCCAAGTAGTTGAATTACTTGCATCCCATGTAATACCCCCAAGTATTCCAGTAGGTTGTCCTGAACCACTACCATTTACTATAGCATTCTCAATAGCTATTGATAATTGTCTTCCAATCTCACCAGCTATATAATTTTCAAAAGCATCTATGGTCATTGCATCAGCAGCTGCGGATATTTCAACTAACTTAATCAATTCATATCCGCCAAGATTTAAAGTTTCTACAGTGTCATCTGAAGAAGCCCCATCTGCCCCCTCAGTTTTCCATGAAGCCGCGTTTTTAGCATTTGCAATTACAAGTGATAGGTTTCCAGGCATATATGAAACATTGATTTTATCAAACAATGCAGATGTCTGTCTTAACTTATCTATAATCATATTTAAAGTAGTAGTTGGCACTGCCCCACCTGCACTTGCCGCTCCTGTTGTTAATGCTCTTTGTTCACTTTCATCAAGGATTTTACCCTGCAATCTTTTTAGATAAGCTGAACGATACTCAGGAGATTTTAAGAGTTCTTCCTGCGGCATTAAAGCAAAGTCTCTTTTTTCTCTTTTTTCTTCCTCACCTGGTGTAATAATATGCCTTCCTTCTATTTCTCCTTCATTTATCTTCTTTGCTATATCCATTCTTCTTTCGATATCACTTTGCTCAGTATCAAGGTTTCTTAATTCTGACTCAAGTTCATCAAGTTTAACGTCTTTGCTATTACCTTCAAGTTGTCCTCTTATCTCTATTTTTCTAGATCTTATTTCTTGTAATCTCTTTTTCCACATATATTTTTACCTCACCTTTCAAAAATTATAGAATAAAAAAAGAAGCCTTTTAACTTCTTTTATAAATAAGTTCTTAATATTAACTTTTTTCTTAGTTCTTCATTTTTTCTAATATCTTCCTTAAAAGTCTCTAAACTTCTACAACTTATTTCTGAACTATCATAAGCTGGAAATGTACATGGACTTACTTCAAATATTTCAGCTTCTACTATGCTTCTTTTATATATTTCTTTACCTTCATATTGAACCTTGGACCACATATCATTCAAACATTTAAAGCCGAATGATGAACCATCTACATCACCGCGCTGTACACTTTCATATGCATCGTTGCCCCATGAATTATTAGGTACATCAACATCATAATTAAGTCCACTTGTATCAGAATTAAACCTTAGTGTGCCAGCTGATACACTTCCGAGAGGCTTTGAAACATCATGATTCCATAATGCTTTTTGGGTTCGATTTTGTAATGATTTATCAAAAGACCCAGGGGCGATTTCTTCAAGCCACTCATCTCCCCAACGGTCTCTTATTAATGTTGGTGAATTATATTTGACAGCATATCCTCCTATGGTTTTCTTTGCATCATCACCAATCGCTCTAACTTCTATCTTTTCAGTTACCAGTTGTCTGCGTTCCATCTCCTTTGTCACCTCCTTCATTTCCCGTTTGATACTGATCTGCTAATTTAGCATTCACCATATTAAGAGTTTGTACCCTTCTTGAGCCTTCTTCTCCACCAATAGTAGGCATATTAAACATATCCAGTATCTGGTCAAGACTTGCAGCACCTATATTAGTTAAAAATGTCCCTACTGCAACCTTTGTAGCATTACTTGCATACTGTAGCCTGTTTGCCTCAAACATAATTTCATTACCAAAACCCTGTTCTTTACCAGTAAATGATTTGGATGTAAACTCTTGCCCCATCTGAATTCCTATAGGTTCTAGTATACTTTCATAAAATGCATTCCATTGCTGCTCTGTGTAGTTAGAAGTAACAATTTCTTTACTTATACCAAAATACTTATAAACCTTTTGTTCTATAAAATCCATCTGTGGCATATTTACTATTTTAGGATCAGCCTTTAAATCTATATAATCCATAGAACCATCTACAGAAGCTACCCCGCCATTATTATTAATGTTCATATAATCATCCATAAAATCTTTTGTTCTATCTTTTTTATCTTGTCTTTTAAGTATCTGGGTAAACTTTAATATACCTCTTATAAAGGCTGAAGTTTTTATAGCATTAACAATACCTTGGTCAGTAGTATGGATTAATTCCAATGTAGGATATAAAGCATAATCATTTGTTTCACCAAAAATATCATCTTTGTAAAAGAACCTTCTTAGATGAATTAATTGAACATATGGTACCGTGATATAGTCTCCACCCATAAATGTAAACCTCGCAAATATTTCTCCATTATATTCAAGAAACTCAGTATTTGAAGCATTTATAGGATAAAATCCTTTTATATTACCTTTGGAATCTAACCTAATGTATATAAAAGCATTATTTTGCATATATAACTGAGTTATAACTTTATAACGAAACATATATGCATTCATAAACGGATTAGGTTGGACACTCAACAAGTACTGCAAGTTATCATCAACTAATGAAACAGTTCCATCTTTAAAATTACGTCTCATGTGTTTTGGCTGAAGTTTAGCAGCATTCCTTGCTATAGCATCTACTGCTGCTCTTACTACATCACTAGCATATGCTTCATTTCCAAATTGACTAAATATAGGCATATAGCCATTCATCATTTTAAGCTGAGTTGCTTGCCCTGTAGGTTGTCTTGGTTTATTATTCCCGAATATCATAGAAAATAAGCTTCTTCGCTCTTTTACCAATGCCTCACCACCTTTCTATCCGACTAATGCTTGATAATCCTCTGAGTGTTCTCCAAGTCCTACATAAGCATCAAGGAGACTTACCATGCCATCAATACGTGCTCTTTGATTTTTGCCTTTAATAGGTCTTATATTGTCATTATCATCATATTTAACTGTAGTGTTTGTTAAACACCATTTTAAAACAGGATTATTGTTGTAATTAATGATTTTAGATTTCAAATCTGCTTCCATCATTCTCATCGGCTGACTAAACGTTAAAGCTCCTTGAGCGCACTTGACCATATTGAAGCCTTTACCTTTCATTTCATCAACCCAATAACCTGCTAATGCCCTATCATAGTAAATCCATAATGGAGTTATGTCATATTCCTCCATCATTTTTACATACCACGCTGTAACATCTGAAAAATCAACTCTAAAACCTTCACAAGCTGTAAGTAGTTCTCTTTCTCTCCAAATGTCATATGGTATCTTATCTTCATTAGCACGCTTTTCTATAAGTTCCTCAGGAAGGAAGTACTGTTGCAGTATATACTTTTTATTACTTCCTGGTTTCATGATTAATAAAGTTGCGCATGTTAAGTCAGTTGTTGCAGATAAGTCGCAGCCACCTATTGCATAGGTATTTCTCAACTCTTCCATGTCAAAGATTTCAGTGTTGTTCACATCTTCAAAACTTAGCCATGCATCTGCATTAGTCTCTCTAATATTAAAGTCTTTACACAAAAGGTTCTTAACCAATTTAGAATTTGACTTTGCCTTATTTACTTTGTTTTCTAACTGGTCAAGCTTTTTGATAGTTCCTAGTCCTGGATTGGCTTTTTGCCAACACTCAGGCTCAGTCCATTCTTTTCTCTCATCTAGTTCATAAATTATAGGTAAAAATCTTTCATTTTTATAACCTTCAGAATCCTCAAAGCCATTTATGAGCCTTTCGGCCTCATCATACTTTAAGTCATACACACATTCTCTTACTGTTCCAGCTGTAGTTGTTACAAATACTAAAGGTTCCTCTCTAGCTGTTGTACCATCAACTATAACATCATATAAGTTCTGGTCACTCCATGCATGTATTTCATCAAGTAAAGCTCCGTGAACATTTAAACCATCTAATGAGTCAGAATCTCTTCCAAGAGGTTTAAAAAAAGAATCGTTAAATTCGCTTACCATATCACTTACAAGAGGTTTTATTCTCTTAAGCAATACAGGTGACTTTTTAACCATTCTTTTAGCTTCTAACCATATTATTTTAGCTTGATCTTTTTTAGTTGCACATGCATACACCTCAGCACCGGGTTCGCCATCTGCTATCTGCAAATATAAACCTATTGCGGCTGCCAGAGTTGATTTACCATTCTTTCTAGCAACCACAAGCATTACTTCTTGGTACTTTCTAGTACCATCTATTTTATGGACCATACCAAAAGTCGCAGCAACTAAAGCTTTTTGCCATAGCTCAAGTATAAAAGGCTTACCTCCCATTTTACCTTTAGAATGTTTACAATAATTTTCAATAAACTCTATAGCATGATTTGATTTTTTAGGATTGAACTCCCACTCTGACTTAGGATCTAATATTATTCTTATAAGCTCTTTATATACCTTATATACTTTTAGACTTACTTTTCCCTTATTACTTTGTATCCAGTTCCAGTACTCTACTATAGGATTATAAGTTTCTTCATATACAATTTTTCTCAATCTTTGACTTCTCATTTGTTGTTCACGAATTCATCAAATCCGTCATCCTCTGACTTATTATTTTGTTTAGGTAATAGATCCGTTAACTGCTTCATAACTGCCATATGATTTTTTATCATTGTATTGTATATTTCAACTTCTGGAGATTTCTTAGTCCCCCATTGATTTTCGCCATTTTGATACTTAGACACCAGACCATTTTCACCATTAATAGTTTCTTGTAAGTCCTCCAATGTAACTGACATGAAGGCGGCATTCTCAATGAGCGAATGAACTGCTTTTTTAGTTTTAGCATCCACTTTAGTAAACATTTTATTAAGTTTTTTTATTTCTACACTAATTCTTGTTTCTTTTGACAGTTCTTTTTTTGTTTCAGTATCGTTCATTAAATTCACCTGCCTTTCTTTGCCCTTGGATACCACACCCCCTTATAGAAGAGCTTTTGTGTTTTTTGAATGGGGGACTCACGGTCTCCGCCGATACGTTCTAATTAAGTACCCTGGGGGGCAATTTGATTATTGCTTTATTAAATTACCTTCACTGTCAAACATCAAACCATATTGTGTAACTCCATTACTCATGTGTTCTTTGTTGTGGCAGTCTTGACATAATAATTCTAACTTATCCCAGTTAAGTGATACCTTAGGATTGTTTATATTAGCTGGTGTTAGCTTCTCTTTATGATGAACTATCTTACCAGGCTTACTACATCTCTCGCATAGACCATATCTGTGTATGAAATAACTATCTCTGCAGCTCTTCCATGTTTTACTTTTATAGAACTTCTTTGCAAACTCTTTAGCCACTATTTAGTCACCTACTTTTAATAGCTCCTTTATGTCTTCTATAGCTATCATGTCCCATAGCATTCTTACAATCTATAATACTGCAGTAGTGTCTACATCTAGCTACAGCTCTTTTATCATTTATGTTACCTGTAAAATGCTTGCACATCTTATCACTTCTCTTCTTTGGCTCATAATAGTCACAAATCTCTTTATTCATATTACTTCACCTCTTAAAATAAAATAAGCACTCGGATTTCTCCAAGTGCTTATTTATAATATTATTGTTAACTATGTCCAATAATCGCATAATACAATCTTACTATATAATATAAAACATATCAATGGCACTAATTATGCACGTATTATGCAAATTCCTTTATGCTTTCTGGAAACAATATAGTCTTTAAACTATTTATTAATCTTTTTCTATTCCTTGTTATCGTAGATTGATCTACAGATAGTTCCTCTGCTATCTGGTCATCTGTTACGTGATCTTCTGAATTTAAATATTTAAATTCTATTATCTTATAATACTTGTCCTTTTTCACCTTATCTAAAGCATTATCTATTCTTCTAATCTCTCTTTCAGTTTCTAATTTTTCTAGCTTATATTTTTCGATTAATTGTATATATCTTTCTTGAGAACTCATATTACCACCGCCAGTCTGATATATAACAATAGATCCTGACTTTTGTGGTAGACCATGCTTTTCTATATATTCTATATCCTCATCCTTTTGATTCACAGCATCTTTTAACATTTTATAATTTAACAAAATCAATTCTACTTTTCTGAAATAACTTAAGTTATTTTTTATATAATTGCTATTTTTTAGTTCCTGAAGCGTTTCTTTTGCTGCTTCTTTGGCTGCCTTATTTATTAATTCATCTACATTAACTTTATTAGTCTTATTGTTTTTCATACTTATTCCTCCTATGATTCAAAAATTATTCAGTAACATCTTTATACTCTTTAATTCTCGCCTTAACAGCTTCCAGTAACATATTTTGATTTACCTCTTTATTTCCTAAAGCTCTCATAACATCTTCATCAACTGTTCCTTTTGTAACTAGGTGATTAATAACAACATTATCTTTCTGTCCTTGTCTATGAAGTCTTGCGTTGGCCTGTTGATATAATTCCAAACTCCATGTAAGTCCAAACCAGACTATGATATTTCCACCATACTGGAGATTTAAACCGTGTCCTGCTGAAGCTGGATGAACTAAAAGTATTGGTATATTACCTTTGTTCCATTCTGCTATATCCTTGGAGTCCTCTAAACCTACAGCTTTTAATTTCTTAGACTTTAGAAAATCAACTATTCTGTCAAAGTCATGTTGAAAGCTATAGAATATTAACACTGGTTTACCATTGGCTGCTTCTATGATATCTAATAATGCCTTAAGTTTTTCTTCATGGATTTCAATAACTGATTTGTTTTCTGAATAGATAGCTCCATTTGACATTTGCAGTAACTTGTTTGTAAGTACTGCTGCATTAGATGCTGTTATGTCATTTTCTCCAAGCTCCAAGACTAGATCCTTTTCTAATTGCTTATATTTTTTAATTGCACTTTCAGATAGATTAATATCTATTGTGTTATCAATTCTTTCTGGAATATTTAAATAATCCTTTGCCATCATAGAGATACATATATCACCTATTTTTTTATGAATTGCATCTTCTGCACCTTCTTTAAGTTTCCAGTTATAAACTACATACTGGTTTCTATCTCCTGGCTTAAAATATTGCTCTCTATAACTTGTAATAGTCTTACCTAATCTTTGTCCACCATCAAGTAAATAAACCTGTGGCCACAAATCTATTAAACTATTAGGTGCTGGTGTCCCTGTAAGGCCTACTATTCTTTTAAAATATGGTCTTACTTTCTTCAATGACCTAAATCTTATTGCTTTAGATGATTTAAAACTTGATAGCTCATCTATAACCACCATATCAAAAGGCCAATTATTAAAATAATTTTTAACCAACCATTCTACATTTTCTCTATTTGTAACATAAATATCTGCTCTTTTAGCCATTGCATTTATTCTTTGCTTTGGAGTTCCTAAAACCTTTGACACTCTTAGGTGATTAAGGTGATCCCATTTAGCTACCTCAGTAGTCCATGTATCTTCCGCAACTCTAAGTGGTGCTATAACTAAAGGCTTATTTACTTCTCCAAGGAATAATAAATCATCTATTGCTGTAAGTGTTGTTACTGTTTTTCCTAATCCCATATCTAGAAAAAGACCTGCTGCTGGATTATTTATAATGTGAGTTATGGCATATTGCTGGTATTCATGTGGTTTAAATTGCATTACCTCTCACCTCACTTATAAAATCCATAATTTTTTCAATCGAATCTATGCACTCAACTCTAAACCCTAAAGCTCTTAACTCTTTTGCTCTATAATCTTGTATTGCTCTTGGTTTTTCTCCTGTTGCTTTAAGTTCTATAAAAATAATCTTTCCATGTGGTAAAAGAACAATCCTATCTGGCACTCCTGACACCCCTGGACTAACAAACTTTAATGCTTTACCACCTATCTTCTCTACTTCCTTTTTTAGTCTTTTTTCAATTCTGGCTTCATACACTTATATCACCTTTTCATTTCCTGTAAAGTTCTTATACATTCTTCATCATTTAAATCTGGATACATCAGTTTATTTAAATCATTATCTGAAAGTGACCTATATAAATCTATGTCTATGATTTTCACTAAAGCATCATCTATATCTGATCTTAGTGCTGATACTTTTTCAGACACATTATTAATTCTTTTTACTAAAGCATCAGTTTTATTTAATGAATTAGATAGTAAGACTAAACTTTCTTGTAAAGCTGTATCTGAAACCTTTAGTAGTATTCCTAATTTTTTAATATTATCTAAATCTGAAAATTGTTTTCTATTTGCCATTTTCAAATTACCCTCTTTCTTTTAAGTGTCAACAATGTCAACAAATTTTCTATATAGACCTATATACGTGTATTAGGCGTATAGGCGTTTACGTATATACGCCTAATAATATAAATACTACTTATATAATATTTTTTGTTGACATTGTTGACAATAATCTCTTAACCATTGTCATTACTTGCTTTAGAATGTCAACACACGTGTCAACAAGAGTACTTTTTCTGTTGACATTGTTGACACTTACAATAAATGTAATTACAACTTTGTTGACATTATATTTTACGAATAAAACCTCTTTGAGTACCATATGTTTTACCAAATCTCATTGAACTTTTACTCTTTTCCCATTCACTAAAACTACCTAAAATATCATTTATTTCTCTTGCAGTCATAGGTGAAAGTTGCTTAGGATCACCATTAAAAAGTTCCACCCATATTTCCATTACACATGTTTTGTCTCTTCTTATATTGCCCTCTGATATGTCTCCAAAATCAGAGCCATGTATATAGTTTCTTCTTTCAGCAATACTTAGACTGTACCAGTTATCTGTGATAGGTCTATTCAAGTATTCTTGAATTAATCCGGCTTTTGCGCTTTCCTCACTATGAGAATCCTGCTGCTTTTGTGCTTCTTTTTCTTCCTCTTTATTTAAGTACAATGGTTCATCATTCTTCCAGAGCTCTAAAGCCTCAGCCCATATTTGATCAATTTCATAATCTGTTAAGTCTTTAAATACACTCTTTTTTCTCTCTATTACCCCAACATCCACTGGCCAAAACCTTCTATTACCCGTTTTATCTCTTAGGAACTCTCTGTCATTAGTTGTACCTATAAACACACATTGTCTAGGGAATCTACTTGTCCTTCTACCATAAGCCACTCTGTATATATCTTCTGTCTTGGATAGAAAGTGTTTGGTTGCTTCAATATCTGCTTTCTTAGTGGCCATCATTTCACCCATTTCTAGCATCCATACACCTTGTAATTGTTCATAGGCTTCTTTACCACTCACAGTTGTTAAACTATCAGAGTACCAACCCTTTCCTAGTTTTTTAATAATAGTACTCTTACCTAACCCTTGAGGTCCTGAGAGCACCGGCATGTTATCGAATTTAATCCCTGGAACAAACACTCTTGCTACTGCAGCAACTAATATTTTTCTTGATACTGTTCTTACATATGAATTATTCTCGGCTCCTAAGTAGTCTATAAATAAGGTGTTTATTCTCTCAACCCCATCCCACAGAAGGTCGTTTAGGTACTCTTTAATTGGATGGAATGCGTGTTTTTCAAATGATAGAACTAATGCATCTGCACATTTTGCAGTTGAACTTATTCCATAGTATTTTTCAATGAATTCTCTAAGTCCACTATCATCAGTATCATTCCAATCTGATTTATTGTCTTTACTTCTCCAAGGAAGTTTCCCCAGCACTACAGCTCTATTAGAGAATTCATTGTAAGCTATTCTACCTTTGAGCAAGGGTTCATTTTCTATTATTAGCAAGAAGTTACTTATAGTACTTCTTATTTTTCCTTGGTCTGTGTAAGTTAGTTCCTTTACCCATTCAGTTTCTAATTCTTCTTCAGCTTCAACTATTCCAAAATCCTCTTGGGCTTTCTCCATACGTTCTTTACCTAAAGTCTGCATCACCTTTTTATCAGCACTTGCAAACTCTGACATCCTACCAAATGAAGGTAATCTATTCGCTGGAGTATCTTCTTTAGCTTCATCATCTAAAGAACCAAACTTATGGATTCTTACTAAGTCAAAGGCATTACACAATATTCCTGAAGTTGGGTCCGTACCATGATGAGAGAAACTGAATTTATCTTCATAGACTACAACTCCACCGGTGGTACTTCCTTCTGTATATGTGTATCTTGTATCATCAGCACCAGCAGTATAAGCATCACTTAGGAACTCTGCTATCGCTTCACTAATACTATAGGTCCTACAGAAAGCCCCTATAATACCTTTCTTTTCTAGTGGGTCTTCTTGCTTCTTAATAGCACTATTTAACTTTGCCCTAGCTCTGCTGCTTTCTGGCCAATAACTTACATCTTGCCATCCAAATGTATATCTTGCTAACACTTCATCAGGATCCAGCCATTTTAAATCTTGGACTTTGAATATATATTCACCATCACTTGAAGTACTTGGCCAATACATAAGTCTTGACGGTTCATAGGTTGTATCATCAAATTGGTCTATTCCTAAATCATCTGCAACCATTCTAGCTATAGCTTGATATTCATCTGGAAGCACAGGTCTTGATAGTGGAATAACTATTCTTAATCTTTGGTTATCTGGTGCATGCGTATGAGTTGAATACATGACACATGCAAAATCCCACAGGAGTTCTACACTGGACCATATATCACCTTCAACATAGTCTAAGTCCAATGTAAGTAAAGTTCTATTAGCTACATTCTCAGCCTTTCTACGACCATTCTTTAATGAACCTCCAACAAATCCACCAACATCTTTGATTCTATCTTTATCAGTCTTAGGAAGCTTTTTATATTCAGCATACGTCTCTGGTGTTCTTGTAGTTTTACTAAGCTTTTCAACTAAAGCTGAATACAGCATATTTTTGTTTTTCCAGTGGGTTTCTTTTTTACTTTTTCCAGTCGCAAGTGTTACAGATCCATCATGCTTTATTTTTATAATTGATTTGTCTTCTGTTTTATATTCCAAATTACCACCTCCTTTAAGTCATTTCACTTTTAATCATCTTTCTAAGAGATTCGCTTATACGCATGTTTAATATTTTCATCATTAAGAGCAGCATAAATCAAAGTGGTTTGAGGTGTCTCGTGACCCATGATGTGTTGTAATACTGTTATGTCCATACCTGCATTAATACTATGGGTTGCAAATGTGTGCCGCATTAAGTGAGGGAAAATTGATTTTTCGAATCCTGCTCTAGTTGCTATCTTTTTTAATTCTCTTTGTATAGATCGTCCACCCATTCTTGCAAAAGGATATTTACTAGCAGTAAATAAAGCAGGATTATCACCTTTTCGTTCTTTTAAATAATTTTGTAGAAGAATTTTTGTTTTTACATTGAAGTATATTTTTCTTTCCTTATTTCCCTTGCCTATTACACGGAGAGATTTTTCGTGCCAATCAATGGCACTTATATCAATATTCACTAATTCTGAGAGTCTGGCTCCCGAGCTTACCAGGAATTCCAGTAATGCCTTTTCGCGCTTTGTTTTGCAAGCTTGTCTTAATATCTCAGTTTCTTCACCATTAAGTGCATCTCTTAATCTCTTAGGTTCCTTTGTATTCTTAATCTTTAACATTGGATTTTTAGGTATATATTCTTCTTGAAAAAGCCAAGAGAAAAATGACTTTAGGATTGTGATTTGACCATTTACACTGCTTGGTTTTAACTTCTCACATCTATTAGCTAAGTACATTCTTAAATCCATGGTGGTGATACTTGCTAATGGCTTTCTAAGACGGGTTGCAAATATCAATAACTGATAATTATAGTTTTTTAATGTCTTCTCACTTAATCCATCAAGTCTCTTTGTTGCTAAGTATATTTGCAGTTTTTCTTCTACATCACTTGCCACTAAAGCTGTCTCAGTTGGCGCAATATCATATTTGTACAATACTTCTTCCACTATGCCTCTTGCCTTAATTTGATCCATGTTCGGGAACTCTAACGATAACTTCCCTATTATTTTAATTACAACTTCATCTTTACTACTTGCACTATACATATGTTTCCTCCTTATATTGCTACACTGAGACAACTATGTTATAATACAAGTGTCTCAAGTGAGATTTAGAGAGCTGATAAGTTGTCCAGACTGCGCAGCTCTCTATTTATTTAACTTTTTATATTAAGCTTCATTCTTTAGCTTAAACCCATTTACTTCAACATCCTCATTTAGTTCAATTAGTAGACATCTTTTGCCTTCTTCTGTTACTATTTGTTTTATTAAGTTAAGTCTATCAGGTGTAATTTCTACTGTTGCATACTCATTTTCAATCTTTATAGACTTGCTGTAAAAGTCAGGAATTATATTTTTTATTTTAAAATCATAATCCCCACCACAAACGTCATTAAATGCACCTTTGACTGCTTCTGTATTTTCTATACCACAGTAGTTTAAAATATCTTCTAAACTTTTTATGTTGATAACTGGCTCTTCATCATCTTCTTGATACTCAAGTTTTTCATATATGCTCTCATATATTTCTTGCATAGTTTCGGGTTTAATTCTATCCCCAATAACAATATTTAATATTATATTAAAGCTTTCCTTTTCTTGTAATGCACTATTCTTAAGCTCACACCCTAACACATTTTCTACAAAGGTAAGATTCATTTGTTGAGATTTTGAAGAATAATATATTACTTTATTGACATCAATATATTCACTATTAATACTTGGAAACATAAATCCATCTAATGGTGAATTTAAATTTATTACAGTATCTAAGGCTGAATTAGTTTTAAAAGCCATTTCTTTATAATCAAACTTTAAGGCTTTCTTAGGAATATCAACTTTGTTTATGCTGCATAGTATAAATTCAATAGCTTGAACATAATCATCTGGAGATTCTTCCGACTCTTTGCTTCCTTTTTTAGCTGCTTTGTAATATTCTGCTCTTACAAAATTTATTACTATATCTGTATCATACGTAAAATGATTAGATATTTTGTCCACTATCTTATCAGCATACTCTACTATACTGTTTCCTGAGGATATGGCCTCATGCAATAGATGTTGAGTGTTTGTTGAGTTATCCTCCTGAGAGTTCTTAAAGTCTAATTCGAAAATTTTAGTATCAATAGCTCCAGTTAAAATCTTTTTAAAATTTGATAGATAGAGCTCTCTTTTTTCTGTATCCATCATTTCAAAATAATTGAGTTCTCTTGTTATGATTTCCCCGTTATCTTTCTTTAGATATACACTATATGTTTCTTTTATAGGCATGAGATAGCTACTTAATTTAAACTCTTTTCTTAAATTGACTAGATCTCTTTTTTTCATTTTTTATCCTCCTGTACCTCTATTTTTTACTTTCTATTTACTGTAATCTTTATGACAGCTTTTGGTTTCCAAAACCTATCTGTTAACTTTTTATTATGTTTATGAACAGCATCCTCAATATTTATTCCATTCATAAACAACTTAAATAATATTGCAATACATACTTGAACTACATCTAAAACTTCCTCTGCTATATGATCCTTGTCCCCTTCTTCTATTGCTTCACCAAGTTCGTTAACTTCTTCTTTAAGCTTTTTAAACACATCTTTAAAGCTCCACTTGCTGTTGTCACATCCAAGCTTCTTATTTTTATCTAATACCATTAGTTTCATGTTGCTATACCTCTATTCTTTTTCTTCCACGTGATTTTACCTCGATACTATTTTCATTTAGATATTTTAATACGGTTGTTGCAGAACATTCATAAATTTTCGCTATCTCAGTAACTGTCATGTCCTCTTCCCAATACAGCCTTTTTACTTTTTCTCTTTCATTGGGACTAATTTTACTTGGGTGACTGGCTTTTTGACTTTCACTCCTTGTTTTTAAAAGTCCCATTTTTGAAAGAGCTTTATCCGAACTAAACCCTGCAGCTATACTTAAAGCAAATGCATAAAAATTTTCTTTATTTGCAGCAAAGTGCATTTTCAAATTACATCACCTACTCTAACAATTAAATTCAGCTTTTATAGCTAGTTCATACTGTCTTTGTACTCCGGTTGGATGCTTACATTCATCAAACATAGCATCTAGCATCACTTCTGCTTCTTTAAAACCCACATTTGCATTTTGTGCTAGTATTGCTACTGTTCTCACTCTCTCATTCTCACTACTCTCTAAGTATTTCAAAGTATTTGTATTCATCCCTTTTATACCTCCTATTTTTATACCTTAGTTACTCATAATTTTTATACTATTTAATCTCCCAACTACTACATACTGGAATACATTCACTACATTTTGCACCAGTTATTTCGCATATTTTTACTTTTATTTCATATCCCAATATTTTCATCAAATCATCTGTAGACAATTCTTTTGCAGCATAATCATCTATGCAAACATAACTAATTTTTATGCCATCTTTACATTCTTGCACTTTTAAAGTTCCTTCACCTTTTTGAAATTCAATATTCTTCATAAACCTCTCCTTCGTTTAATCAACTACTTTGCTTAGTTACCGTTTTATCTATATATAGATAATTTAATGTTTAAGTTATTAACAGGTTGCTTTTAGCTTTGCCCCATGCTTAGCATTAAAATCATCAATCATTTTATTTAGCAAAACTTTATATTGTTCAAAATCAACCTTATCCTTTATTACTTCATAAGTGAACTTAGTTCCTTTTCTTGTGATTTTACCAACCTTCTTTACCTTGAATCCTTTTTCACATTCCTTTGTATAGCAATACAACATTCCATAATCAAAAGCTTTTTCATTTTCCTTTTGCTCTTTTAAATTTAGAGTTGGATACTCTATTTGATATTGGACTACTTCTATTCCGTCTACAGCCATTATTCTTCATCCTCCACATCAGGTCCCTCACCAAAATCTTCAGCACATCTTTTGCTATTAGGAACCATATACATGCAACCACTACCACTTACGCTGCATTCATATCTTCCTGTATCTTCATCAAATGTTGCACATTTACAACTCATTTTTATCCCTCCAATACTTAAATTACTTCTCTAATTTGTTCTTTACATAGCTCTGGTAGATTAGCTTCTACTAAAACTTTTGCTAATGTAGGTACTACAGCATTACCACATCGTGCTTTCTGTTGTGTAGTTGGATACTTCTTGCCAGTGTAATCATGGTCTATAATATAACTCTTAGGAAAACCCATACCATTAAATAACTCCCTAGCTGTAAGCATCCTTAAACCTATATCAGCTATCTTATAATCTTTACCTCTAACTACCACTAACCCAAACCTGTCTTTAGTTGTTATAGTGTGAATTGGTCCATTAAGACTTTGTCCTGTATCGCACCCATAATATTTTGTTAGGAATGCATATACACTATCTTTCACAGGTAATTTATATCTTGGAATTTAACCGATACTAATCCAAATCTATTCTGTGTAGGTATTGTTGCTATAGGTTCTCTTAAACTACTGCATCTAGTTTCATTCCCCTGGTGCGTATAATAATGACTTAGGAAGTATGCTGTGTCATTAATTACATAAGGTTCATCTTCAATTACATATTTTTGAATGCCCCTTGCAATTCTTATTAATGTATTTTCTACTAATGGCTTTTTCCTATTGAAAATACTAGGTACTGGTATACTCCAATCAATTATGCTGCTTGCCGGAACATATGGCAATTTACCTTCTCCATGTGTCGGCTCTGGCCACTTAATTGGTTTTCCATCACATCTAGCTATTAAGAAAAATCTTTTTCTAGTAGTTGGTGCTCCATAGTCCGCAGCTACCAACTCTTTATATTTAACTTTATAGCCTAAGTGTTTAAATGCATTTATGAAACTTTTAAATGTTCTACCTTTTTCTTTTTCTATAGGTTTTCCATTATCTATAGGACCCCAGGTTTGGAACTCTTCTACATTCTCAAGAATAATTACTCTTGGCCTTACAGTTCCTGCCCACTTAATCGCTACCCATGCAAGTCCTCTTACCTTCTTTTCAACAGGTTTTCCCCCTTTGGCCTTACTAAAATGCTTACAATCTGGAGAAAACCAAGCTAATCCCACCGGACGCCCTTGTACTGCTTTTCTTATATCTACATCCCAAACCGATTCACAATAATGCTTGGTTGTTGGATGATTGGTTTTATGCATTTTAATAGCTTCCGGATCATGATTAATAGCTATATAAACTGAATACCCTGTCGCAAGTTCCATACCTGTACTGGCTCCTCCACCACCAGCAAAATTATCCACTATAACTTCATCAAAAATACTCAATTGACTCACCTTATCACCTCACTCTCTGGTAAAATTTCTCACTGATTTAATATCTGAAATGCGAAACTACTTTTTCATATTCAATCTTTCAATATAATCGGAGTAATCAATTCCGTATTCTAATTCTTCACAAACAAATTGCTCTCTTTCTTCTTTTGAAATACGTAATTTAAAATCAATAAATTGTATTTTATATTTGTTTTTTCGCCTACATTCTTCACATAGAATAGGACTGTCTTTTACATTTGTGAGTTGAAACATTTTAGTTTCTTCTTCTGAAAAATAATTTTCACAATAATCACATTTTGATTTATCTTCATAAATTCCTAAGTTCTTGTGAACTGCGTCAGTAATGCTCATATCCATACAGACTAAGGTATCTATTATTCTCTGAGCAGTATGAGGCTTTGTAGGTATAAATTGTAATATACCTCCTCTCATATTATGCTTGTCAAGTAACTCATTTACCTCGTCAATTGAATATTCTTTAGTCATGTCAAGGTTTAGTTTTTGTGTTATTTCCTTAGTAATTTTTGATTGATACTCTTCTCTATTTTCCTTCATTATTATTCCTCCAACTCTTCGCCATATTTTCAGATTACGAATTATTATTATAAAATAATAATAATTATGAATTTAATCTTTGAATATCCTCTATAATATCTATGGTTAAATACTCCTTAGGTATATTAAGTTCTTGTACTTCAACTCCTGGTAGATCATCTTTCTTTAACTCTAAATCATCTTTAGGTATAAACATTGCTTGTTCATCAATCATTAAAGCACTGATTAATTTTAAGCCATCATCAGAGGAAGGAATTGCTTTATAATAACCATGGTCCTCTCCAACTATAATAAATTCATTGTGCAATTTTGCTCTTTTTACTAACTTCTCATAAGTTCTACTTCCTTCTTTTAATTGGTAAGTTTTAAATTCTAAATTCACTCTATAACCTCCTAGCCCTTAATCCTTCATGTAGTAATTGCACTCATATCCATCTGCCTTAAGTGGAAGCCCAGGTGCCCAGTCTATTGGCTCTCCGAAAATCCCGTTAACTTCTTCTATGTTTCCGAATTCCTTAGGAACATCCATTATTATTTCATCATGTACATGCATTACAATGTCATATCCAGCCTTAGTAACATTGAACATTGCTTCACCTAAACAATCTCTTGCAGTAGCCTGTACTATATTCTCAACAAGTTTAGGTCCGTAAGTATCTATTCTAGTCCACTGTTTAGATGTTTGTTCCATACCTTCATATGTGATTTTATCTCCTGAGAATGTTTGATGTGCTTCTATCTTAGGTCTTAAATAGCTTAGTTTTCTACCACTGGGTAGTTGTATAAATAAAACCCCTGGATCATATATAAACTTAAGTCCAAATTGCATACATACCGTAGTTTTTTCTCTTATAGCTTTTTTGGCTGCCTTATCACAATCCCACCAGAATTTTGTAATATGAGGATTAGCATCTCTCCAATGCTTAACAAGTTCCGGGAGTTCTTCTTCTGGAATACTCTTAGATTTATCCATACTTGTTATAGCTCCAACACTACCACCATATCCAAGTGCAAGTTCTGCTATCTTACCTTTTTGTCTAAGATCTGAACCCTTTTTAATACTCTCTATTGGAATATGAAACATCTGACTTGCTGAGGCTTCGTATATTTTTCCATGAGTTTTAAAAACTTCTAGTCTCCAATCTTCCCCTGCATACCAAGCAATTACTCTAGCCTCTATAGCACTAAAGTCAGCTACTAGAAACCTATTACCTTCTCTTGGTATAAACGCAGTTCTTATGAGCTGTGAGAGAGTATCTGGAATGCTATCATATAGGAACTCCACATCATCAAATCTGCCCTCTCTTATACAATTCCTAGCATCATCTAAATCGGGTAAATGGTTCTGAGGAAGGTTCTGAACCTGGACTAGCCTCCCGGCCCATCTGCCAGTTCTATTAGCTCCATAGAACTGTAATAGTCCTCTTACTCTTCCGTCCTCACATCTTGCATTCTCCATAGCCAAATATTTTTTAACAGAGGTCTTAGCCATAAGCTGCCTTAGTTCTAATATCCTTTTTACATTTTCGTCTTTAGCTTCTTCAATAAGCCCTGGTATACTATCTTTTGTTAGGCTTGTTACTTCATGACCAACCCTTTCACCAATCCATTTTTTTAATTGAGTTGGACTATTAGGGTTATTTAGACCTGTTATTTTTATAGCTTCAGTTTCAAGCTTTTTAGCATATTCTGCATCACATTGAATGGCTTTTTCTATTAATGCTATGTCAGTACCAACACCTCTATCATTTATGTGTTGGTCCAGCTCCCATAGCCTTTGTTCTTTTTCTGTAATTTGATATTTACTTAATTTGTTTCTTATGTCTCTTTCAACTGCAACGTCTTGTTTACAATATTCCTTGAACAATTCCCATTTTTCCGGTGCATGTTCTGGAAGATTTCTAGTTCTTCCACCATTGGCCTTAGTAGGTTTGCAAGGCTTACAAAAGTATTGAATTAAAGCCTTACCTTCTTTCATTTTCTGCTTATCTTCTTCAAATCGCATTGCCTTACCTACCATATCAAGTGAGCTAGGTAATCCCATGACTAAAGCCTTCACCATAGTACATTGCCATTGTTCCGGGGGCATATTACCGGGAAAGAATATATCATTTTTTAGTGCATTTCTTTCAAAGTTAGCATTGAAAGCACTTTTAATTATTTGTGGATCATGAAGAGCATTTATAACTTCCTCTGGCAATCCCTCGCCTTGGGCAAGGTCTACTATTTGAACTGGTTCATCGTTGAAAGCATATGCAAATAGAATTATTTCAAATGATGGGTGCTCACAGTATCTATAAGCACCCACATTTTTAATATCTAAGTCACAGTATGTTTCAACATCTATACTTAGAATATCCATAAGTATTAACCTAAGAAGTCATCTTCTGCTGATTCTACTGCATCAAAGTCATTTTCAGCTCTTGTAAATCCTCCAAGTGGTTCACCATCTGCTAACTTTTGGACATTACCAAGACCTGCTGCAATCCCTTTATTTCCTGATGCTGAGAATGGATAAAAATTAAGTGTTAGTCTACCGTAGCAGCCACTATATACTTCTGTAGCATCTAGGATAGGTTGTACACTAGCATCAACTACTCCTGGTTTATTCTTACTTGAAGCATTCAAGAAGTAACAATTTGCATAAGCTTCATCATCTGGTCTTTCTGCATCGCCATCTCTTAATGGAGTTTTTAGTGTTGGAGGTACCTTACCACCCCATTTAGATTTACCTTGTTCTTTAGCTTCATCTACAGCTGCTTTGATAGCCTTTAATGTCTCTGTATCTGTTTTAGGAATTATTACACTCACTGAGTATTTTGGTTCGTTTCCTTCTATTGCATGAGGCTCAAATAAGTGAGCATAGCTTAATCTAACCTTTCCTGTAGTTACCTTTGTTCCTGTTCTTTTTGCTATTATGTTTGCCATTTTGCATTTCTCCTTTATATTTAAAATTTTTTTATTTTTAAAGTTCCTCTAGTCTTTCTTCTGCTGAACACTCAACACAACTTTGTAATTGCTCTTGCAACCAGTCAATCTCTTCTTCTGTACTGCACTTTGCAAATAAATCACCTATGAATATTTCTAAGTCTAAAGATTTTAAACTTAACTTTCCTTTTTCATTTCTTTCTAACATGACCATTTCTCCATTCTATTCAAAGTCTGTTTTTGCAGAATTAAACACCTCTCTTTTATCTGACTCAACAACTAATACCGGTTTACCTTGAGGCTTGACAATGTAATCCCCTAGCAATCTGTTAACCTCTTTCTTACCTAAAGCAGTTTCCATGTTAGAGATACCTGTAAGCTTTTTAGTATATATAATATTTTCTAAGAAACCTTGTCCAAGTAATATCTCACCAACTTTATTTTCATCAGTCCATTTTCTATTGCTTCTTCCCTCAACCACTTTCCATCCTGGGAACTCTTCACCATTTAAAGCTTGTGCTAAGGCCCAGTCTTGTACATCTTTAGCCCACTTGATTAGTTCATCAGCTCTACCTAAAATATCTGCTATATCAATGCTGCTTAGGATGTCAGGTTCTTGAAAATCATATTTAGCCAGTTCCATGTTCTTATCAGCTCTTGCTTTACATACTGCTTTAGCTCTACAGAATCCGCAGTGATCTCCTGCACAAAATTCTCCTTCACCTTTAAAGGCTAACTCCGCGGTAGGCTTTACAAATTCATCTGCCCACTTTAATAGTTCCTCTACACTTATTTCATCTGTTGATATTGAATCTAGTCTAGGTTGTATAATAGTCATTTTCACTTTTTCAATATCATATAAGAACTCAAATTCAGATATAGCTCCTAGAGCATATAATCTCATCTGTTTATTACCTACTGCGCTTACTGGAACACCTTTACCATACTTGAGGTCACATATCTCCATAGTTCCATCAGCTATTATTACAAAGTCCCCTGTTCCAAATCCCTCAGGAACCCATCTACTAAAATCCAATCTTTGTTCAATCTTGAATAGAGCATCCGGTGTCTTCGCTTTAGCCTCTGATACTTTTTCCATACAAGTATCAACATATATCTCTACATAATCAGGCATATCCTTAGTGAATAGTTCATTTGATTCTACCTTTTTAACTTCAGAGTTATACTTTCTTGTACTGATTTCACCTAGATTATGCATTAGTCCTAGTTCTCCAAGTTCATGGGCTAGTGTTCCTTCTGCTGCATATCCACTCGTCTTATTTTCATAGTTCTGTTCAAGTCTTGCACTAGGAGGACATGACATCCACCTTGATGCAGAACTTGCACTTAATATTGCATGTTGTGCCATTAAAGTAACTCCTCCGCATCTTTATATATTGCTGCATAATGTTCTTCCTTTAAGTCAGGTAATTTACTAGCACCATACTTAGCTACAAGCTCTTTAGCTTCTTTCTGTTTACCAGACTTCATTATTGCACCAATTCTTTCTCTAACCATTTCCTTAGTAACCTTAGGATCTTCTTCTTTCTTATCTTCCTTTGGTGGATTTTCTTCTGACTTAGTTTCTCCCTTTGGTAGTTCTTTTTGTTTTTCTATTCCTTTTTCATATTCTTCTCTTGAAATCTCATTTGAGCATTGAAAATCTATACCTGTCGGGATTACTTCGCCTTTTGGTAAAATCCAATATGAATCAGATTCACCGTGATAATAATATTTATCACACTCGGCAACTTTAGTTTCTTCCTCTTTAACTTCTTTCTTAGTTTCTACTTTATCTGCTACAGGTACTTTTACTACTGGTTCTGATGCTTGTTCCCCAGTAAAGCTTCTTGTACCAAATGTACTAATAAAGCTTAATAACTCCTCATTTGAATTGAATTCTGCTGTAATTTTCATTGTTATTTCCTCCTCTAGTTTTTCTTTTTATTTTTAGGTTCATCTGGACCCATATCGTTGATTTCCATTACTCCATGACTACCACCACTTTTTGATTGGTACTCAATTACAAGCTTTCCTCCTTTACCTCCAACAGTATATTGATTAGTAATAATAGCAGTCTTATATATAAGATCAATTGCTCTCTTAGGTACATATATAAACTGATTATTTTCTACTGGATAGGCTATTTTCTTTAGCTTACTCATTACTCAAAACCTCCTAAGAACATCTTAGTTTCAAAGGCTTCAATATTTACTTTTTCTACTATCCATTTAGATGCATTTTTAACATGCTGCTTATTATTTGAATACCTTGAGAAAACACCTATGGAGTAGAAACTGTTAGTTGGCACTACAACTACATCACCTTCTTTCAAGTCTTCTATATCTGTGAGATATGAGTATTCCATGAACTCTTGATAACCTTTGAATTTAATTAATGCTACTTTGCCAGTCAATGGCTTAACCTCACTTTCTTTCTAATAAGTTTGCACTTATATATCTCTTTCTCTTTTCATTCCAGATAAGATCTATTACACTCGCACACTTTTTACAATGAACTTCTTCTAAATCACCCATTATGAAAAAGTCTGCCTTAACACCACAATTTGGACACTCATACAATGCTAACTTTAGTTCACTTATAGGTATTTCACCATGACACTTTTTACATGATAAAGACTTATGCGATACTATCTGCCCATCTTTGATACCAACAACTGTTATCAATAACTCATTACAATGTGGGCATTTAACCATTACTAGCCTTTTCATAACATACTCCTTAGGTTCTTGTTCTTCAGCTATAACAATCTCTTTTGTATCTTCTACCTTTTTAACTTCACTATCCTGAACTGTTTCAGAACCTAATGCAGCCCTTACCAAGTGATTGTATAATCTAGTAGCATCTATTTCTGGAAGGTCTATGTTAAACCTTGATATTTTATTTAAAGTAATTGCAACTTTCATTTATAATTCAATCCTTTCTTTTTAATTGATAAATTTTTCAGTATTTGCTATACTGAGATTGCGAATTTTTATTTTTGGTTCCTTAGGGAACTCTTTTTTATTTCAGATACTTCATCAGCTAAACTACAACTTGGGTTTCTTTTCTTACATGCATTAGGACAACTTTTTACTTTAGTGCAATAGAAACAACATAGTTGACTTTTTAAATCAATTGGGCATTTACCTACTTTGCAATAAATCACATACTCACCACACTTTCTTTAGTATTTCAATGAACCAATATGCAATCTAGGAGCTTTATAAGTGTTTAGCTCAATACCATTCTTAACTAGTATCTTTTTTACTGTAGTTGGAGAACAATCAGCACTTAATGCAGTTCTTTGTAGTGTTTTATACTTTTCATATAGTCCAATTATTCTCGCTTCATCAAATTGCTTTTTCATCCCTACCTTTCCTCCTATAAACACCTCTTTAATGTTGCTACGCATTTAACTGCTATGTTTAACATTTCTTCTACTTTAGTTCTTTTTCCAAACCTGATATTATTGAACTTTATATCTTTAGATGTCATATCCATTACAGCTGTAAATTCTGTATTAGAGATTGATTGTCCAATGTTATTTTCCAAAAGCTTTTTTAACATTACTTACACCTCTTCTTTCCTGTTAGGATCAAGCACAGTTTCAAATTCAATTTGGTCATTTTCCCCATTGTACCTAGCTCTCAATATAAAGTAGTCCGGGTTATCTGCATCATATATGGAATAGCCATTATTATTTAGAACATCTAACTGAGCATTAAAACTTTCTACTATTGTTTCAAAAGCCTTATTTGCCATCCTTATTTACCTCCTTAAAGTTAAGATTTTACCAGAGCTTACTTCTATAAACTCATAATATTCTGCAGTTCTCATAAGTCTTAAAAAGTACTTTGGATTGTGTCCTTCCTTTGTAAGTAGTATTTTCTCAGCTCTTGTTAACCTTCTAGGACGTTTCAAACCATCATCTCCTTTTATTATCTTTCTGCTGGTAAAACTACATCTTTGAATACTTTGTAAAATCTACTACCACATGCATAGAAGTCCCAACCCTGTTGCGTAAATAAGTAGGTAGTTTTCATATGTCCGAGTAGTTCTTTTACTGTCATTTCTTACACCTTCTTTCTAATTTATTTACCTTTAGTTACTACTAGGCTTTCAAGTAGTACTTACAATACATCTCCTTAGTCTCCAGTGGAGTTTGATTTTGAACCAGAGCTTGTACTACATTTTTGTTCTATTCTAAAATCTGAATCATATAATAAAGTAGGAAAGTGTTTCTGTTTTTAGGTAAAATATTTTTTATAAAAAGGCTTATGAAGCCTCGTTTATCTCTTGCGCAATATTTTCTAAAACCTCTTGTACTTTCTTCCAGTTCTGTTGATTTTCATCTTCTGAGATGTTAGGCTCAACTATGATTACTTTTGCCATGCTTACCACCTCTATATATGTCTATTCTTCATCTGGAAAAAATATATCTGGAACAGTTTGTCCAAGTGCTATAGCTATTTTTTCCATTGTTTCTTTTGTTGGGTTATTCTTATACCCATTCTCAAGATTATTAATATATCCTGGAGTCAACCCTGTTAACTCAGCCAATTTATAAATACTTAGTTTTTTACTTTCACGTATTTCTTTAAGCATGGTATATCCTTAACCTCCCCCTATGTTCTACCAGAACACGCTTTATGTGTTAAAAACCGATTCATTTCGTGTTCCATGAGTACATAATATCATGTGCTGTAGGAACATACAAATCACTGTATTCTCATAGAACACGATTAAGATAAAATATCATATTCTGCCAGTATATACCTCGCATTTTCTCCCGTTTTCTATTGACTTTATATTCTGTTAGCATATATTATATTCTTGTAGGATATAATATAGTTTGGAATGATTTAAGAAGGAGAGATAGCTAATGTTTGGCGAAAATATAAAAAGAATTAGGGAACGGAAAGGCTTAGGAGTAAACGAACTGTCTAGGTTAAGTGGTGTTAATGCCAGCTATATAAGTGCAATGGAACGAGGTGAAAAAGATAATCCAACCATTACTACATTAAAAAAATTAGCAGATGTACTGAATGTAACAATTGATGAATTGATTAGAAGTGAAACAACCACTTATACACTACAAGACAATGGCATTGAAGATAATCTTGTAAGAGAAGATGCTGCCTTATACGAAATAAGAGAATTCAAAACAGCTGAATCTGCCATGCAGTTTATTCTTAAACAACCAGCTATAATGGGATATGGCGGATTTGATAGTAATAAAATGAGTGATAATGAAATAATAGAATTTGCTAATGAAATATTAAATCTATTAAGAATGTTAGGGCCTAAATATAAAAAATAATTTTATACTAAACAAAAAGTAATACTAGATTGAAAATAAATTATGGGGGAAATTTATGAGACAGAATGAAATTATTGAACTAGCACGGGGGATTAGAAAAAAATTTAACACTATAAATACATTTGAAATTTGCGAAAAACTTGATATTCCTATAAGTTTTACAAAATTAAAACCGAATATTTACCCAGCTTATACTATACAAGTTGGCGAAAAACCAGTTATTAATCTAAATGTACACTTTACAGTAGAGTCACAACTGGTTCTTTGCGCGCACGAGCTTGGTCATGTTTTAATGCATAGTGATAAAATAATTAATCAATTTAATGATAACCATAATGGTAATTACGAATATGAAGCTAATTTATTTGCAGTAGCGTTACTATTTAATCAAGATAGTATATGTATTGATATGCGTGAAATGGATAACTATATGTTAAAAAATTTGTTAGATTATAATATACATTTAAAAATGTGACAGATATATTTCTATTTTGTCATATTTTTATTAAAGAGGTGTTATTTTGGATAAAGTTTGTATATATCTCAGAAAATCACGTGCTGATGAGGAACTTGAAAAAACTTTAGGCGAGGGAGAAACTCTTTCTAAGCATAAAAAAGCTCTTTTAAAGTTTGCTAAAGAAAAAAAACTTAATATAGTAGAAATAAAAGAAGAGATAGTATCAGGTGAGAGTTTATTCTTTAGACCAAAGATGTTAGAACTACTTAAAGAAGTTGAAGCTAAACAATATAATGGTGTTTTAGTTATGGATATGCAGCGTCTAGGCCGTGGAGATATGCAAGACCAAGGAATTATACTAAAAACTTTCAAAGATGCTCATACAAAGATTATAACTCCTCAAAAGACATATGACCTGGATAACGATTTTGATGAGGAATATAGTGAATTTGAAGCATTTATGAGCCGAAAAGAATTGAAAATGATAAATAGACGTATGCAAGGTGGAAGAGTACGATCTGTAGAGGATGGTAACTATATAGCCACTAATGCTCCATTAGGATACGATATACACTGGATAAATAAATGTCGCACATTAAAGATAAATGAACCAGAAAGTGAAGTAGTAAAACTAATTTTCAAAATGTACTGTGATGGAAGTGGAGCTGGTAATATCGCAAGTTATTTAAACAGTTTAGGTTATAAGACTAAATTCTCCAATACTTTTAGCTCTAGTTCTGTTTTAGCTATTCTCAAAAATCCAATCTATATTGGTAAAGTATCATGGAAGAAAAAAGAAATAAAAAAATCACGAACTCCAAATAAAGTTAAGGATACTAGAACTAGGGACAAATCAGAATGGATAGTAGTTGATGGTAAACATGAAGCTATAATTAGTGATGATGTTTTTCAAAGAGCTCAAGAAATATTAGGTAATAAGTATCATGTACCCTATCAAATAGTGAATGGTCCATCAAATCCTTTAGCCGGACTGATAATATGTTCTAAATGCAAATCTAAAATGATGCTAAGAAACTTGCGAGGTATAGGTAGAATATTATGTAATTCTAAATGTGGAAACAAGAGCGTAAGATTTGACTATCTAGAAAAAGCGATATTAGATGGCTTAGAAGAATATTTAAAAAATTACAAAGTAAGCATTAAGAATAACCCTAAGAGTTCTAATATAGAAGTGTATAAAAATCAATTGGATACATTAAATAATGAACTACAAACTTTAGCTGATCAAAAACTAAGATTATTTGATTTGCTAGAACGCAGAATCTATGACGAGGCAACTTTTCTTGATAGATCACAAAATTTAGATGAAAGAATAAATAAAATTATGGCCGGAATAAGCAGTTTGAAAAAAATCATAGAAACTGAAAATAAATCTGTAAATAAAAATGATGTTGTCAAATTTGAGAATATAATAGATGCATATAAAATGACTGAAGATATACAAAAGAAAAACAACCTCATGAAAAGTATTTTAATTAAAGTTGAATACAATAAAGATGCAGATCAAAAGAATGACGACTTTGAAATTCAAGTGTTTCCTAAGCTTTTGCGTTAG